GTAATTTTTATTCTAAATATAATTTAAATAATGTTTACAACTACAAACGTTAAAACTACTATTTGGTTTTCATTAATTATACAATTAATAACTGGTATTATCCCTCTTCATAGTTTATTTATTAAATTAAATGAAGAACATATAATATTAAAAGATATTTTAATATTAGAAACTGTTGTTCAGTTTATTGAAATGTTATTTTATATTTGGATTGCTTTAGCTGTATTAAATGTTAAAAAAATGGCATCGCGAAGATATATGGATTGGATTTTAACAACACCGGCTATGTTATTATCCACTATAATGTTTATGAAATATCAAGAGAAGAAAGAACAGAAGAAATTACAGGAGGAAAGTATTCAAACAAAAGATTTTTTAAATAAAAATAAGGACAATATAATTAAAATATTTTTATATAACCTTGCTATGTTAACATTCGGATTTTTAGGTGAACAAAATATACTTTCTAAATATATTTCAATTCCTATAGGTTTCGTTTTTTTCTTTAAAACTTTTGAAATTATATATAACTATTATGCTATACATTCTAATTTAGGACGTAATTTATTTTACTTTATGTTTATTGTTTGGAGTTTATATGGAATTGCTGCAACATTAAAACCAAATGAAAAAAATGTTAGTTATAATATACTAGATATTATTGCTAAAAATTTTTATGGTCTTTTTATTTATTATCAAATATTACAAATAAATTAATTTTAATGATTCGGTCGTTTATTATAATTAATTGCATACATTAGTTTAGCCGGAGGTAGTGAATTAACATACTCAATCACAAATTTCAACGACATTGAACGATTATTAGGTTTAAGAATATTTTTATATTTATCGTGTAGCTCACACATATTTAGTTTATATTCGTAAGGATAACATTGTAGTTTAGATTGTTTATAAATAAAACACCCAACATAATAATTATATAGGAATGTGGTGTAATTTCTAATTTCGGTTTCATAAGCTCGGAAGTAATTACTATCCTCTGGGAAATATTTCAAATATTCATCTGTTTGATTATTCATACGTAGTTCCATATATCTGTATTGCAATTTGGGTTGATTTCCTCTTAGTTTTCTAACATACTCATATTTTTCGTTGCGAATTTTTGTTCTTGTCCCTTTGGAGTGATTATGAATCATAATACCAACATTTGTATATGTTTCGTGGGTATTAATAATATTTACAAGTTCACGAAACAATTCAAAAGTATATTGTTTAGGATAATAGATTTTTGCTTTATTAAGACTTTCTTTAATTCCATTTATGTCAATTACATCAATAGTCCAATTTTCATTATTTATTTTATAACAAGCAACCAAATACAATTTCATATCTGTAAATGGAATTACAATACGATTATTAGGATGCTGCATGACAAACGAATAACTAAGCTCTTTATCTAACATATTAAATTCTAGATTAGAAGAATTACACGTTTCAAGAAACATTTTTCTAAATGTCATATTGTTCCTATTAAAATAATTTACTTTTCCACCAACACTAGACCTTGTTGCTAGTTCCCATTCATTTTTATCGTTATCATAAAACATATTAATCATTGTGCCTTCAATATATTCCTCTGCGACACATTCACTAGAATCATACATGTTTGTAAATAGGTCATATGGATACGATTTAGGAGGAGAATATGTCATAATTTTATTGTCTTTGCACACCAGTGAACGGTATAGTCCATATGTATTGATATTGTCGTTGGTCATTTTTGATTTATCATATTTAATGATTTCATAATTTTCATCGTTATACTTATACGACTTAGTATTAAGCACATCTTCACGATTTAGAATATAGGTATGATTGATTAGATAGGACGGCATGGTTATGTCTGCTTATTATTATTTATATCAATATCAATTTTTTTTAATAATCATATAAATATCTAGTATAATTATAAGATAATGAGTGATACATCATCTAATAAAGTAAATATTAAACTAGGAGATATAATAGAAATAAATGCCCCTACTGATAATACCGTTCATAATAAATTATTTTCAGTTGAATACGTAGGATATAGTCAAATTACATTAATTGATTTAACTGATGAAACCGGTGAAGATGTTATTTTATATATTGAAAATGGAAATTTGCGAAATGAAAGTATCGAATCAATTGCTATTCTTAAAAGGTCAAAGATTTCAGGTTATGCTAAACAAAATGATTTAGTTCCAAATACATGGATAGATATTCATTTTAACACTGAGATTCCTTTGATTATAACAGGTAAAATTACTAATTTAGAAGAAGATCAAATAGAAATTACAACATTAAACGAGGATGTCATTTATATTGATTTTGAATATCAAGGTGTTCCATTAGATCTTCAGATAAAAGAAATAAATATAAGAGACCCACCATCAATCGCACAAGAATCAACATCATCGAAACTAGATGAAGAAAATAAAACAGAATTAAGCGAAGAAGATGTTGTAAACGAAGAAGATGCTGTAAGCGAAGAAAATGTTGTAAACGAAGAAGATATATTGGCCGATGAAACAATCGATGATAAAATAGCCCAAGATGATTTCAAATCAAATATGCAGAATTTGATTATGCAAGCAGACCAAATAAAATTTGGTAATGAATTAGATGAAATTACCGAAACTGTATATTTACCTGAATCTCAACAACGTTTTGGAATTGAAAAACAATTGAGTGATTTATTAGATGAGTTATTATCCACTATTCCAAATAATCAGCGCACTTACACCGTTTTAAATGATATTCATAAAATGATAAGTCGTTTCAAAGAATTACGTGAAGAATTTTCTATATTTGATGAATACAACAATGCGATTGCATCACGCAAAGTTGGTTCTGAACATAAACCATTGGTAAATACGTTAGATGAATTAAAACAAAAATTATATTGGATACTTCTAGTATCTAAAAATAAAAAGAAAATTTATAATTTAGAAAATGTAAACGAAGATGAGTTTTCCGACATAATTCCATTACAGACTGACGATGTAATTAAATCAGAAGTTGATGTATATAATAAATATTTTGAAGATGATACTCCTGATAGCGAAAATAAATACATTTACTTAGAACGTGAATTATATAATTATAGTAAACCTTACTTACAACCAGATTCGCGTCAAGATGTTCTAGCAGTTAAAACTACAAATGCTAATTTACAAACTATTGTTAATAATCAAGAGGAATTTAAATCATCGGCTATGAAAAAAAATATTTTAGATCAAAAACGATTTTTATCACAAATACATGTTACTGGAAGTAGTATATTAGAAACTCATGTTAAAAATACTGTGAAAACTACCAAGAAAAGACAGATTGTACCTAATGAAGAAATATTTATTAAATCGATTTTAACTTTACCAGAACCTACAGTTCGTTTCTCACGAATCAACCTACCCACCACTGATATTGCTACAAGATGTAATTTAAATAATAATTTTTTAAATTACTGGTTAATTCTTAAAAAAAATTCAATGATTTCTACTGTTTTTGTAAATAATGTATTAACTCCTATTGACGTTGATGAAAATAATTATTTGTCTGAGAATACAGAATATGTTCCGGATTTATCTCTCGAAGAAAACAGAGATTATAGAAAATTTCTAGAAACTATTATTCCAGAAACAAAAGTATTATTCAATCGGGTTAAGAAACATATTACAAATAATTTATCGGTTTATGAAATACTTAAATACATGGAACCTTTTATGGTTTACCAAAAAGATATTACATTTAAACAATATCAAGAGTTCACTAATTTTATTAAAACACAAGTAAATACAGTGAAAAGTAATTTTGTAAATAATAATAAATCTCTCAATAATTTAAACGTAAAGTCCTCTAATTACAAATCTCATCTATTAAATGTATTAATGCGAAATGATGTTAATATTTATAATGAAGTAATAGAAGCATATAATATTTCAGATATTAATAATTTAACCGATGGAGAAATTTACAATAAAATTATTAAAACTGATAACGGAAAACTTTATAATACAGCATTGTGTTTGAGTGTTGTAAGCTTAATGATACCAAATGGTGTTGAAAAATTGGATGAATTAAATAAAATGGTAAATGATGAAGAAGAAAAAACATCCAATGATTGCAATACACATGTTATTGCAAAGAAATACATTGAATTAGATGAATTAGAAGACGATAATGGTGTTGATGTTTATTTTGACAAGAAATACGATACTACTTATTATGATATAGTAGAAGAATATAAAAACGAGTTAGAAGAATTAGAAGATGATACATTAGAAAATAAAATAAAATTCTTAGCTGAAAAATTACAGAAAACAAATGGTTTAAATAGCGAAAAATCTATACGTGAAGCTCGTGCTATTTTACAAAAAAAGAGATTGGTAGAAGATGGTGAATATGCAGTATTAGAACAACTTACTGATAATGGAAGCAGTATGTATTATTATAAAAGATACAACAATATCTGGTTTCCTGACGAAAATATAGATTCGTCTCAATTTACTGACGATAACAAGGTTTTTTGTAATTTAGATTCTAATTGTGTAAATATTAACAATAAATGTGAAGATATTAGTGATGGAAAGTCTACCTTAGAAAATGATAATATCAAACTTTTATTAAATGAGTTCGACATTAATTTGCGAAAAAGTATTCAAGAAATAAAGACTAATATTCAAAATGAATACAAAAAATCTGTAACAAATATTAAAATTTTAATTAAAATAACCGAAGCAAAAAGATTATTAAATAATAACAATCAATACAAGACTGGATTATCCTTAGAACAATTTGAACGTGTAAAATCTCCATACGAAAAACTACGTGATAGTATATTGGGTCAAAGTGATTTTGTTAAAAAACAGAACGATATTGCAAAATTCGTAAGGAGTTTCACAAGACCTGCTAACGATGGTGAAGATGAATGGTGGTTATACTGTAATGATACGAATGTTAAATTGTTACCAACATTCATATATAAGTTAGCTAGTGCTTTTATTGACGGTGATAACTATATGACAGTAATAGAAGAAATATGTGCATTACAAGGTGAAAAAAGTGACGACGAAGCGTATATAGTTGATAAGTATAGTGGATACAACATAAAAGCTATTCAATTTGACGTAAGCGAAGGATATACTGAAGAAGGTTATAAAATTAAAAGCCGTGATGTATTAGAAGCGGAATTCAATTATACACTCACACAAAATGGGACATCAAAACGCGAATTTGAATCACCAGAAACAGAAAAAATATTTAAGATTTCAAATGCCATTGCAAAATACATTGGGATTAATTTAGAAAGTCATATAGATTTTATTACGCGAAATGTTGTTATTATGAGAGAAAAAACAATGCCATCGGAAGAGAGATATAAGCAAATGGAATCAAAAAAGAAAAAAATAATTCCATACGAAAAAGCATACAATTCTCATTTAATAATTATAACACTGTCTTATTTTATTATTTCAATTCAAACAAGTATTCCGGGAGTTAAAACAAGAAAACGGTTTCCAGGATGTGTAAAATCTTTTACAGGTTATCCTATGGGCGGTGAAGAAGATTTGTCAGGAATAACATATTTAGCTTGTATTACAAATAAAATTAAAAGTTCGATTGAACCTTGGGATGCTATTAGAAAGACAAAAGTAGAAGACATTATCAAAAAAATGCATAATTTAATTAAAAAATATATTATTAACACACAAGAAGTAAAAGATAAAATAAAAGAAAAAATAAATTATAATGCACTTTATAGTGAAGAAGAACAAATACCGGATTCTTTAGATGTTAGACAGTGGAATAATTTTCTTCCACAATTATATCCTGTGAAAGTAAAATCTTTCGAACAAGTTTCAAAAGCATTTATAGATGAATTAAAAACAAACTATAAGAAAAGTTCAAAACAACAACATGAAAAAATAAATGTTTTGAGAAGTAAAATAATTTACACTACTATAAAAATTCAAGAATTAATCCAAACTATAATTTCAAAGAAAAAGGCCATACTGACGAACAGCTCATTCGAACCCTTCTTAGAAAATGCTTGCTGTGATAGTGAAAATATTAATACATTACAATACTTTATTTCACTTAATAATGAAATTGCCAAACTGAATAACGATGTTGTTCAAAACCAAAATATATTAGATGATTTGGAACGTCTAAAAAAAGCAAACACAATTATTATAAACAAGGATACAAAATTAAAATATCCTGAATTACCATCTGATTTTTCCGAAGAAACAATATATAAAACTTTTATCTTTTATTGTAGATTTAATTCCAATATTCCTCTATTAAACGAAGAAATAAGAGCTATTTGTAATGAAAAACCAGCTTCATTTGACAATAACTTAAGTATTAAAGAACAAATTTTAAAACTAAAGGGTGAAGGATATGTATATTCTTCTGAATCGCTTCATCAATTATTGAATATTATTAACAGAGAAAATATGGAGTTACTACAATTTAATAATGTTGTTTTCAATAATGTAAATACACTTCAAAGCATTTTAAATTATGCAAATGAGAACGATCTCTCAATACTACCGCCTGTTTTTGTTAATAAGTTTCTTGCTTTACTTGATAATTACCAAGACGGTGAATTGATGGAAGATACAAAAGAAATGGAAGATATGAAAAATTATTTATATATTGCAAATAATTCTATGAAAGATGAAATAATAGCTTTTATTAATAGTAATTCACTTAAAAAACCAAATAAAAAAATTATCGAATGCATTAAAACAATTAGCGATTTTACATTAACAGGAACCGATATTTTCATTAACATCAACGATGAAACTACTCATAAAATGATAAACTATATTAAATTAACTATTAAATCAATATGTAAATTATACCCTGGTATGATCATAAATAATGTAAGCTATAAAAACGTGTTTCCACCTAAACATTGGAAACTATCTCCCACACATCGTAACGATTTTAACAAAATGATAAACAAATATTATAATCCTATAAACAGTTATAATAATGATAATGATATTAAAGTGTTATTACAAGAAATCTACGAATCTACAGATATTTTATATGAGTTGTCAGAAAATACATTGTTTGATACTCCTTTCATTAAAAATAACAAATCATTTTATTCAGTATTTGACCGTAAGATGAGTATATTATTATTTCAGTACTACTTCTATTCATTGTTGAAAGAACATATTAATCTGTTAGATAATAATAAATTACTAACTGAGATTGCATTACAGAAGAAAAATGATAGACCCGATACTGAATTAATTGTTGATGAAGACGATGATTTACAAATCGAAATCGAAATTATATCTGGTGAAAAATCGTCGCTTTCTGAAAAGATAGCGTCTTTGTTAAATAGTTATGCAAATATTATATGCAGTCATAAAAATGATATTAATTATAGTTATAATGAAATAATGAGTCTAGTCCATAGAGCAGAAGAAAGAGAAAAGGACAATATTACTGATTTTTTTAAAAATTTATCAGAAAGTGAAAGAGAAATACAAAATTATTTCAAAAAACATAAATTAGGTCAGTGGAATAAAGGTTTACAAAAGGGATTACGAATTTACCAAGGAGACACATACGATGATGAAAGAAAACAATTAGAACAACAAGCAATTAATGATATTAAATATGGTAATAACGAAGCTGTTACTGATATGGTAAGAAATATATATGAAGTTGAAAATATCAACCAAGAAAATGAAGCACAATTTATTGAAAATGAAGAATATAATTTAGGATTAATGGCTGAGGATGACGATTTTGGTGAACGTGATGGAGACGAAGAATTTTAAAATAAAATCTTTTTAAAAAGTTTTATTTATTTGAATGAAATAAATAAAATCAATACCTATAATATATGAATCGCAATGTTATAAGAAGAAATATAACATCGTTTTCAATAATAATATTTATTATTTTATACACCATAGTTCTATTATTTAAACCTGCTTTTATATTTAAGAAAGACGGAAATCTAAGAAATTTTGGAATTGGTTTTAGAGATAAAACAGTAATTCCTGCATGGTTACTAGCTATTATATTGGCTATTATTTCATATCTTTTTGTATTATATTACTTAGCATTACCTAAATTATTACGTTAATTAATAATGGATTATTTACTAATTAACCTATCTAACTACATTATTACTTAATTCTTGTAACTTGGATTCATTATAATTGCATCCAGTATTAATTATAGAATTAGTAGCAACAGATATTACCAATGAACCAGACAAAATATACCACATAAATTGTGCTACTGATTCTTTCAAATAGATCATATCTTTCAATTTATCTAATTTAGAAGGCGTCTTTTCATCCGGTGATTCATCATACCCTTCACGCAGTAAATCTTTCATGTTAACCAAAAAACTACTAATATTTTGCATTGTTATTTCATTAATTAGTAAGGATTGATTACCATAAATATAGTTAATAGTCTCTCTTGCTTTATCTGTTACTCCTGTTTCATCTGGATTTTTAAAAACATCTCTGATTTTTTCTTTAACACCAAATAAGGAAGTTATTAAATAACCAAAGGTATTTGAAAATGGCGATAGCCAGCCAGGGAAAATTAATATCATTAAATTTAATATACCGAATATAAGGACCCAAGGTACCAATGTAACATAGGCAGCGGTTGTATATTGATACGTATTATTACACATACCTGCTGTTATTTGTAAATTAAGTAAAAATTGAGATATAGCTAATATTAAAAAGTATGAAACATTTATGGCAAAACTAACAGTTGAACTCTTTTTTTGCTTTGATGGACGACCAATTAAATAACTTAATAAAAAATATCCGAGAGTTAACATTATGAAAAAAGTAAATCCCATTTGTGTATCAATATTAATCACATCCATATATAAATAATATGGACAATATATTTTGAAATAATACTATATATATTTAATGGCTAATATGAATAGTAGTCCTATTTTATGTGAACCTGGAATTAAATATTTTTTAAAAAGCTCTCTAAATGAAAGTCATAAATTTAAAGAGAAATATATTAATTTTTTTTATAATATTTCAATGTTATTAGTATTTATAGCATTGTTAAGTGCTATTCTATATTATCGATATAAAGGAAGATTAAGTCCAAATGAAATAGCGCTTAAAAATAGAAGAAAAAAGGAATATATTGTTTCAAAATTACAACAATTAGCAGCTATAAAAACAAGTAATAATATGTTAACTGATTTACCAACGTTGCCAACGTTGAATACTTTTTAATTATTTATTATAATAAATATATATGGAAGAAAATGTTTCTGAAGCAATAAACAATTATTATAAATTAAAACACAAATATGAAGAACAAATTACAAATCAAAAAAGACGCATAATAAATAATAATGAGTTGACCAAAAAAGATAAAAAATTAAAATTTAAACAATTAAAAATTAACTGTATTAATTGCGGAAAAAAAGGAGGAACTATATTTACAAATAACAATAATATGTTATCAGCCGTTTGTGGTAATACTAAAGACCCTTGTAATTTAAATATTAATATTAATCGTGGTAATTATACTAATATATATGATACAGAAGTATTGATTCAAAAAGATATTGAAGCAATAAGGAAGAAAATAATGATGTTAAAATTAGATTTATTATTTAATTATTCTGATGAAAGTGTTATTATAAAAGAATTTAACGTTAATAAAAAAGACATTAGTGACTTAACAAAGTCGTTATTAAGTATTCGCAAAGAATATTTATCTATTGTTGATAATCAAGATGATAAAGTATTTGTTAATGATGGTAATATTAAACTACGTGAATTAAAAGAACAATTAAAAACGTTAATCAAAAATTATACTAGTAACAATAATATTAATTATATTAATGATATGGTTGAAACCTATATTAGAGATATACGTCCATTAACCCAGGAAATACAAAATAAGGCATATAAACATATGGAAATATACGAAAGTGAACATAAACAACATCTATTACAAAATTATTACAATTATTCAGATTTATATGTTCCTATTAACAATAAAAATGAAGCAAAAATAATTACTAATAAACAATGATATTTACTATGAAACAACGATTATTATAATAAGTATATATATATGAAACTAAAGTCCATTATTAATATGCCTGTTTTTATTGCTAGTTTATGTATAGGATTATTATTTGTATATTTATCAAATCCACCTCCAACCATTATTTACGTGTATCCTACACCATATAATATAGACAAGGTAGAATACAAAGACAAGGCAAATAATTGTTTTAAGTTTAATTCTGAAGAAGTTTCATGTATAGGTAATAATATTAAAACTATACCTATACAAAAATAATACAAATAATATTTGTATCTAGTATATGTATATATGTTTAAGAATATTCTTAGTAAAGTAAATACTAAATATGGTAAAATTATAATATCGATTATTTTAGGCATTGGATTGGCAAGTATATTTAGAAAATCTTGTGATTCGCGTAATTGTATTATATTTCATGCACCTTCTTTTGAAGAAGTAAATCAAAATGTTTATAAACACGATAAAAAATGTTTTAAATATAAAGAAGAAAATGTTATGTGTAATAATACAAAAAAACAAGTAGAGATTGCGTAAAAAATTTAATATATTTAATAACTTAACTATATTAAATATGGCCACTAATTTAGATGATTTACCTGTTTCTGGAGAAAGTGAATCAAATGTAAATATAAAAATAACAGAACAGAATCAGATTGTTAATAATTCAGTAAGTAAACTCGAAGAACAACGCAAGAATGATCTACAACAAGTAATACCTCAACAAGGACCACAAGCACCACAACCACAAGCACCACAACCACAAGCACCACAACAGCAAAGTGGTGAATCAATAGATATTAACAGTTTTATTACTGGTATTCAAAATGCAGCTGCTAATGGTGGATTACAACTACCCTCTCGCGATATTCCACAATCACAGAATCATCTAACACAAGATTCTCAATTGAAACCAAATTATATTCCAGAGAGTAATACTGATTATATTGAAAATAGTTATAATCACAATGAAATTATTAACCAAAATAAAAGAAAAGAAACAAACATAAATAATTTAGATTCTTTGTATGATGATATTCATATTCCTATTATTTTAGCAGTTATTTATTTTGTATTTCAATTACCTATTATTAAAAAAAACACATTAAAATATATTCCTTCCCTATTTTCTAAAGATGGAAACTATAATTTTAGTGGATATATAGTTACCAGTATTGCTTTCGCTAGTTCATATTATTTTATCATGAAAACATTAGAATTTTTAACTATTTAATTTTTTTATACTAACATTACTTTGTTTTGCAAAATATTCGATTAATTCGTCATTATTATAATCATTACTGTATTTAATCTCTCTTATTCCAGCAGCACATAATATTTTCATACAATTGACACAAGGATAATGTGATATATAAGCTGTTGCACCTTTACAACTAGCTCCTCGTTTAGCACAATCAGCAATTGCATTTTGCTCTGCATGAACAGTAGCCATTTCATGTCCATCACGAAGTTTTTGTTCGTGAATAGCTCCTGGTAAATATCCATTGTATCCTTGTGCTATAATTCGATTATCATTTATCAATATACATCCTACTTGTAATCGTTTACAAGGCGAACGCGTTGCTGTCAATTTTGTTAGATCACTATAATATTCCTCCCATGACGGTCTTTTATCCATGAAACAATATAATAATATATATTAAAGCTATTATATTTACTTATTTAATGATTAATATCAAGAACGTCGATTTAACATACTTCATGCTATTTTTTTTATGTGGATTATCTGTATTATTTTACGAAAATTTGAAAATTATTAAATATAAAATTAATAAAAAAATATTATTTTTAGAAGGTGATATTTATCGTAATAAATATATTACAATTGATAAATGGTATTTTACACATCTATTTTTCTATTCAATAATAGGGTATTTGTATCCTACGTCTTTTTATTTATCCATGATTATTGGTGTAATGTGGGAATTATTCGAGTTTTATCTAGGATATTATAAACCATTGTGGTTTTTTCAAACTGCAAATACACAATTAAATACATCAAAATGGTGGCATGGTAGAATTTCTGATTTATTTGTTAATTGCATAGGATTTACTATTGGATATTCTATTCATGCTTTACGTTATTAAATATTATTATATTTATAGTTATTGTATATGTCAATTAATTTATTAAATATTTATATTAAAACACTTGTAGATAATGTAAATATTGAAAATATACCTAAAGAATTAGATATTGTTTTTGATGGAGGAGCATTTAATGGAGGTATGGGATTTGGAACTGCTCTATATCTAAAAGAATTAGAAAAAAGAAAAATTACTAAAATATCACGAGTTTCAGGTTGTAGTATAGGTTCGATTATAGCTCTCTCTTTTTTACTAGATTTTAAATATGATATTAATAAGGTTTTCATATCGGTATGTAAAAATTTTAAAAACACATTTAATCTTTCTGTATTCAAAGAACATATAAAAAAAATAATTTATGATAATTTAACTGATGATTTATCATTTTTAAATAATAAATTATATATTACTTATTATGATGCTGTGAATTATAAACATATTATGATTTGTAACTATAAAAATAGAGACCATTTGATAGATTGTTTAATGCGTTCGTGTCACATTCCGTATATTACTATGCCGACAATGATGTATGATGAAAGATATATAGACGGTATTACCCCTTATATATTTAGAGACGGATTGAATGATGTTTTATTTGTGAATATGATAACAATTAAAAATTATAAATATATATTTAACGTTGGTAAGGAAAATAGTGTCAATCATCGTATGATGATTGGAATAAATGATATTAACAAATTTTTTGTCAATAAAAAATCAAATATGTGTAGTTATTACAATAGTTGGTCATGGATTTCAGTATTCATGTTAAGAATGAGAATTGTGGTTGTATTTATAATACTATGGATAGTTAATAATTCTAAAAAAATAAAACATATATTTCCACCGTATTTGTTAGAAAGCTCCTTTGTTAAAAATATATATATGTTACTAAAAGAATTGTATAATGACCTAATGTATAAAATAATTAATTGAAATAATCATTAATCTAGATAATCATTAAATACTTTTTCAGTAAAATAAGGTTGTTGCGGGTCAAATGGATAACAATAACACTGATTTCTATGTTTATATGTTCCTAATTGTCCATTTGCACAATTACAATAACTATCAGAAATAACAGCTTGAATAGGTGTTTGTATACAAAAATCTTTTGGATATCCTTGATTTAAACAATCTGTTAGGGATTGATAATTCTCTCTGAATGATAAATTTTTAAATAATATATCTTTCATTAAAAATAATGGAATTATTAATATGATAAAATATAATAACATATATTTCATTATATAATTACAATCCAAGATTTTTTTTTAATTTACTGAAAGTTAATTTTTTTGTTTTGTTATTTGATTTGGTTTTTTTCTTTGTTTTACTTTTTTTTGTTTTGCTTTTTTTTCCTTTGGTTTCTTTTTCCTTGATTTCTTTACTACCAGGAGTATAGCGTAAGAAATACTCTTCGTATTCTTTACTATTTTTTTTATTTTTTAATTCTTGGAATTTCAATGCCTTATTAGCGCGTATATCTTCCATGGTCTCTTGTTTTCCATAACAATTAATACTGAATCTTTTTAATAATCCTTTCTGTTTTAAACGATTTTTAGATTGAACCATAAATAAATATTGTGACATACAAAGTAATCTTTCTTTATCAAAATAAGGTCTATTTGCATATAAAAATGCTAAATAGAAACTTAACATTGTATCTATTGATGCGATTTTTACAGTTTTATTATTTATCTTAATGCTATTATAACTGTGACAAGCAAGAGGTTTATATATTACACATATGGTATCCTTGTCTACTATTATTTCATAATGTTTGGATATTAATTCACCTATCGGTTTTCTCTCTACTATTTTTACTTTTTTATAACCAATATCATTTAGTCGTTCTTGTATTAAAATACTAGATGTTTCGGGATCTTCTGATAATATGTCAAAATCAGGTATATTCTGTATTTGTCTTCGTTGTTTATAAGGCATATATTTACCATATAATGTACTTGCGTAACCACCAAAAAAAACTAATCCTTGGTCGATAATACTGTCTCTTACGGTAAAATATAGCTTATTTTCTTCTTGTGGGTCACCTTCAAAGTCGCGTTGAAAATCAAGTAAATCACATCTTTCATTATTTAGTGGATAATTTTTGTTCAATAATATTAATCGTTTTAATACTTTTTCCCATCTACTAACGTCTCCTGCTGGACGCGATAATTCTAGATACATTCCCATTCTTAAGAAATTAGGAGGTGAATACAATATTCCATTTACTTTAATAGCTTCTTTATTGAGAGATTTGAAAATCTCATTATCTAATAATGTAATATCAGCAACCGGAATAAAATTTACAAAAACCTTATAAGTTCCATGATGAACACCTGATTTTGCTTCGACATCACTATAACCTTGTTTAATATATATATCTGCTAGTTCTTTTGCGTGTTTTACAGGATCCGTTGAAAAAAAATCGTAATCTGGTATATCTACATCTTTATTATAAAACTGGTCTTCAACTGGTAATATATTATTGATAGCTGTGCCACCATAACAAATTAATTTGTTGGTTCTTATAAAATTTTCAACTATTAAATTAATATCTTTTATAAAATCTGACTGAGCCATTTTTTTACTAACACGTGTTTCAGCTTCATCCACAGCATTTCTTAATATTTCTAATTCTTTTTCTTCAAATGTTAGATTTTTAGACATATATATTAAATTTACATTATAAATACTTCTATTGAGTATTTGTATTAAATAGTAATCCTCCTTCTTGTAAGTTGGCTCCAGAATTTTCTAGATTTTTTGCTGTTGTTGTATCTATTTCTATAACTACTGTAGGATTATCTTTACGCAACAATTTAGGCTTTAATACAAATGCTCCTCCTCTCTTATTAAAATCATTGTGATATTGTTCTAAAAATGCATCTTTATATTGAAAACATTGACCAATAAACTGAACACCATAACCTTCAATTCCTGCTGGATCACGAGGATTTCCTTTATGAGACATTTCTCTCCAATCTATGTTAGAAGGAATATTACTTTTATTAGGTAATACAATCGATAATCGCTCTTTGTTGTAATTTTTAATTTCTTCTATATCACCTGATAATTTTGCTTTATCTAATCTATAAAATCTCATATTTTCAAACCCAATTCCGTTAATTATATTTACATATTCATATAATTTAGTATTTTCTATATTTATACCTGAATTGCTATCATTTACCGAATTGCTATCATTTACCTTATTAACTATTATAACTATTTTTCCTACTAAATCTTTAATCTTAGCATTACCTAAATCTTTACCATTATATTCATAACTATATTGACGACTTAGCATTTTATCACTAAAATTGTTATATATTGATTCAGCCATTGTATTAAACACATCTTCATTTGTTGTCTTTAGTCTAAAATGTAATATCATAGGATCCTTTGCTACATTTCCTGCTGAATCGGTTGAACCGTTAAATGCCATATCTCGTATTTTTTCCATAACAGAATTAAAATCTAAATAGTTATATGTTTCTTTAATATGATAATCGTCTTCTGATGATACAGCTATAATTGGTTTACCATCAAAAGAATATATTTCAAAATCTAAACACCTTGCTCCTAATTTTATACAATTTTCTAGTGCACACATATCAACAAAATCATGAGAATATGAGCCACTAGCACAACAATTGTATGCTGTTTTAATATAAAAATCACGTAGACGATAGTCACCTACCTTTTTCCTCTTGTTTTTACCTTGAGATATATCTTGGTCATCTCCGTAATCAGTCATATTATCTGGGTCACTCATTTTTTCATTTATACTTAATGAAGACATATCAGAAACACTACTTGGATCAAAATTATATTCTATTGTTGAACAATTTGCATTTTTAAGCGTTATTTTTGTATATGACCAAATAAATAATAATAATATTAGTAATATTCCTATTACGAAGACACCAATTTGAAGCAATTTTGCTTTTCTTAAATCTTCTAGTTGTTTTAAGTCTATTATTCCTTGATTTAATCTTTTTGAAATAACTCCACCCATATTGTTTTATAATAATATATTATTATTTAATTAAAGTAAAATAATAAAGTTAAATAATAATATAAATATTATATATTATGCCAGGTGGACTTATGAATCTTGTTGCCGAAGGTAATCAAAATATTATATTAACTGGTAACCCTAGTAAAAGTTTTTTTAAATGTACATATGCTAAATATACTAATTTTGGACTACAAAAATTTCGTATAGATTATGATGGTTTAAGGACTTTACATCCTACGACTTCTTCGAATTTTAAATTTAAAATGCCTAGAACAGGAGGCGATTTAATAATGGATACTTACTTAGTTGTGAATCTACCTACAATATGGAGTCCGATTATTCCACCTAAAAAAGATGGAGATAGTATAATTAATAATAATATTGAAAATAAATGGCGTCCCTATGAGTTTAAATGGATAAAGCATATTGGTTCTCAGATGATAGAACGTGTTCGTTTCACTATTGGTGGACAAGTTATTCAAGAATTTACAGGACAATATTTGTATAATATGGTTGAGCGTGATTTTGATGCATGTAAAAAGGATTTATTTTACAAGATGACCGGTCATGTTCCCGAACTAAATGACCCTGCAAATGCGTACGATCGGTTAAATGTATATCCCAATGCATATTTTATCGATAGTGCTGCTGGCCCTGAACCTTCTATTCGTAGTCGTTCTTTATATATTCCTCTAAATATTTGGTTTACATTAGCTTCTAAAATGTCTTTTCCATTAGTAGCTTTACATTATAATGAATTTCATATAGAAGTAGATATTAAACCTGTTAAAGATTTATACGTAATACGTCATATACCTGACATTAATGACTCGGGTAGTTATTACCATCAACCTAATTACAATGTTGAATTGGAACAATTATATCGCTTTTTACATCCTCCTCCTACTGTCGCATTAAATCCTGATGATTTTCAAGATAAGCGTATTAATTGGGATACAGATATACATTTAATTAGCACATATGCTTTTCTGTCTGAAGATGAACAACGTGTATTTCAAGATAATGAACAAGTTTATTTGATTAAACAAATATACGAACATAAGGTCAATAATATTGTAGGAAGTCAAATAGTAGATATAGAGACTCGTGGAATGGTTTCAAGTTGGATGTGGTTTTTTCAACGTAGCGATATTGATACTAGAAATGAATGGTCTAATTATACTAATTGGCCTTATAGTTTTTTACCTTATAATGTAGTATCACCTTCAGATATACTAGTTACTGAATATTTATTATTTAATAATGGGTTGTCCAAAGTTTCTCCTGAATATGATTTTGAATATGAAAATAATGAGAATACTCAATATAATTCTCCAAATATGATTAGTGGTAAATATTATCCTGCTAATCAAAAAAATATAATGGAAAGATGGGGATTATTATTAGATGGAAAATACAGAGAGAACCCACAACATGCTGGAGTATTAGATTATGTAGAAAAATATACACGAACTGCTGGCAATAGTAAAGACGGAGTTTATTGTTATAATTTCTGCTTAAACAATAATGTTGGTGAATATCAACCAAGTGGAGCTATTAATTTGACGAAATTTAATAAAATTCAGTTTGAATTAGGATTAATAATGCCACCTATGGATGCTAGTGCTCAAGTAGAAACTATATGTGTTGGTGATGAAATTATCGGTATTGATAAAACACGTGACAATATATATGAATACACTTATGATATGACTGTTATAGAAGAACGATATAATGTATTAACTTTTTCATCCGGAAACGCTGCTCTTTCTTATGCTCGTTAATTATAAACATAATTTTATTATTTATAATTAAGCTGAAATCGGAGCTGGTCCACAATACATAAAATCAGAGTGACCGGTCGGCCCCAACCAACAATCATTACTATCACTAAATGCATTCATTACATTATTTCCCGAATTACTTGTTTCGCCACTACCAGCACCTGAACCAGCACCAGCACCTGAACCAGCACCAGCACCAGCACCAGCACCAGCACCTGAACCAGCACCAGCACTGTTGTCGGTTTCTGAATAATATGTTTCTCCATTTAACCCACCATCATTTATAGGAGTCACATTATTACGTCCTCCATTTTCAGATACACTGTATACAGACGATTCAGTTGGTATATTATCTAATTTATTCTTAAAAACGCCATTTTCATCAACTTCAAAAACAGAGTAACCGCAACCAAAGCAACAATTATCATCTACACAAGCTAAATCATTTATTGATTTTTCACCATTCTTACATACAAATGGACATATGCGATATTCTATATCATTGCCTTCTGCATCAACTCCCTTTTTAACAGGAAGACAATTACCTTCTGACTCAATTATAATTTCATTTTCTTGATTTAAATATACATTTGGCTTCCTACAATCATCTGTACATTGATTGTCATCTACATTATTCCTACATATTTTACAAACATTTTGATGATGTGATTTAATTCTCTCCTCTATTACATCATCTTCTGTAATTTCATCACTATAAAGAATATTATATGTATTGTTCTCATTTTCTTTTTCATTAATTGCAGTTATTGTACCAGACTGCCATATTTCATCATAACTGTGTTCTTCAACATATTTATTTATTACCTCAGCATCTGATAAAGTTTTGTCAGTTATATCACTTTTCATATCATCTATTGATTTCATAACTTCAACATGCATTCCAATTTCTTCGAATGGTGCAGAATAACAAGAATTTTTAAGTCCATGTTTCTTAGAATATTGAGCAAAAGTCAATTGACTATCAGTTAAACTTTCATAACCTTCTTTAATATTCTTCTTTAACAATGTTTGTAATAATGAAATAAATGTAATTACTAAACAAGCAATTAATAATTTATATTTAAATTTCATACTATATTTTATTATAAGATAAAATAATTAAGATGGATAGTTTAGTTAATATATATTATATATATAAGATATGGTAGATACAAAAGAAATGAGTTCATTTAATAAAAAGAAATTAAATAAAATAGGAAATTTTGAATTTATCAGAAACTATTTTAAAAATCCATCACAACAATTTGAAAAAGGTTCAGATTGGGATGATAATAAATGGAAAGAATTTTTTATCGGTTGTTTTGCTTCATTACTAGTAGTTATATATATTGGTGTAGTTGCTGCAAATTTTATATTTTTTTCTAAATTACCGAGAGAAATTATACCGGGTGTAGAAACAATCCACACATATTTTCCTATTGCAGCAGAAAGTTCATTTTTTTCAAAATATATGGGTAAAGTTCCCGATAGAGATTATGGAGAATATCAAACTGGAACTACCGATGATATTGAAACAAAATATGGTGGTCATTTAAGAAAACTAAATATACCACCAACAGGTTTTAACGATAATGTTTTTTTGCGATTTCCATATAATTTAATGGACTATGACCCAGAGAGCACTGAAAATTGGATAAGACAATTTTTTTATGGTAGATTGTCATGGATTGGTAGGACCATAGCAGCAACCTATATTTTTTGGAGAAAAATGATACAACTTGTTTTAACAGGTTCAAATCGGGTGGGAAATTTACTGAAAATAATATTTGCATTTGCAATGATATCTTTTGTAATGATTGGACCTCAATTTTTATTAACACTAGGAAAAAAGTATAATGGAATTAACTTTACCGGGTTTTCATCAGTAGTAATTGGATCTATTTTTATTATAAGTTTAACACAAGCCAGATTTGATCGTGCAAATAGTTATTTGTGGGCGGCATTTGGTCCACTATTCCAAATAATATTTCTGTTAATTTTTGATTTACCGATGCTAGGATTCTTTGGTTCAACAATAGGAGGATTTGTAATGCCTTTACAATTTATATTCACATTCCTTTTACCATTTAATGCTATTATGAATAATGGACAAATATTAGATAATATGAATGAAATTAAAGGTGCATTAGGAATTATATATACTTTTTTCTGTGTTATATTTGCACAAGTTTATTTAAATAAAACTGTATTTTCAGGTATGATTTTAGTAATAGTGCCGTATTTATTACTTCAAATAGTTAATTTTTTTAAATGGTTAGTTAAAACATTAAAAAGTAAAGGAGATTAATCTAATAAGTAAATTATTATATAAAAAAAAAATTATATAATAATTAATGAGTAAATTACCAGATAAATTACCATTTGTTAGTATATGTACACCCACTTTTAATCGTAGACCTTTTATACCATATACAATAAAATGTATTGAAAAACAAGATTATCCAATGGATAAAATAGAGTGGATTATCATAGATGACGGCACAGATAAAATTGAAGATTTGGTGAAACACTTATCATATGTTAAATATTTTAAATATGACAAAAAAATGTCATTGGGAGAAAAACGCAATTTAATGCATAAAAAATCAAAGGGTGATGTTTTAGTTTATTTTGACGACGACGATTTTTATCCACACGATAGGGTATCACACGCTGTAGAAACATTACATAATAATCCACAAGCACTTTGTTCAGGTAGTAGTGAAATTTTTATCTATTTTAAACACGTTCAAAAAGTATATAAATTCGGACCATATGGACCAAATCACGCTACTGCTGGAACATTTGCTTTTAAAAGACAATTGTTAAAAATAAGTAGTTATGATGATAAGGCGGCAATTGCCGAAGAAAAACAATTTTTGAAAAACTATACAATTCCTTTTGTTCAATTAGACCCTATGAAAACCATTTTAGTATTTTCTCACGACCATAACACTTTCGATAAACGTAAGCTTTTGGAAAATCCTCATCCAGATTTAGTAAAAGAAACCGATAAAAAAGTTGATTTATTTATTAAAGATGAAGACATGAGAAATTTCTATATGAGTAAAATAGATGAATTATTAAAGAATTATGAACCTGGACTGCCTAAGATGAAACCCGATGTATTAGAACAAATTATAGAAATCGAAGAACGTAGACGAAAAGATGCCGAATCAAAATTACAAGAATTGGCTTCTAAGAGTCAGGGGCGAATTGTAGTTCAAAGTAATGATGGTTCATCTAAAGAATTATCAAATGATGAAATACTACATTTATTACGCCAACAACAAGCCAATATTAATAACTTAACCGAAGAATTAAAGAAAAAAGACATTATTATTAATGCTTTAATACAACAACAAAATTCTATTCAATGTAATGAAAAAAATAATATTACTATGAATATTATTGAAAAGGAAAATAATTCTTTATTAAGTCAAATAAATCAAATTAATTAATCATTAATAGTGTATCTAAAAATTTATAAATTCGTTTTATATCTAATTTATTAATTTCATAATCTTGTAATATATTACAGATTTCCTCTTCAGAATTATTAACTTTTAATTCGACAAAAAAAGCATACATATCTTTAATATCCATATTAAGTTTCTGACAAATTTCCTGTATAAATATGGAGTTATTATATTCAGTGCTATATTTCGTTAAGACCTTTGTAAATCGTATATCATTTTTATTATTTTTTTTATTTACATTATGTTTATGAAATAACATATTATTGTTGAAAGTTTTTATCAACGAACTCATCTCATTAAACTGCCATATTTGTTTCTGAAATGTAATCCTATCTATGTAATCGGCAAAACATATGTTATTTAACATTTTTTCATAAAGAGGAAAAGATTGTTCTTTTTGCGATTTTGACAATACATCGATTATATTTTCGTGCCATAGTAAACCTACTATAGTTCTATCTGTATCGTTCATTACCGTTAAATGTTCATTAATATTATAATGATTTTGTATTAGGTTTTTTGTAATTGTTTTTGTATCTTCATTATATGATTTTGGTTCTAAAATATTTTTAATGATTTCGTTTTTTAATATACATTGGTGATTTTTATAAATATCATACAATGATTTTAGTTTTCTAAGGTCACCTTTTATAAAATATTTGATATTTACGTTTAATGTATTGTCTATATTTGGCATACACTGTGAAATTATTTTATTAATTTGATTATCATTTGGTGTTGATAATTCAAACGTATTACATACTTTCATAAGTTCTTTTATTTTTTTGTCAATATGATAATTACTAATACAAATAATTGGAATATTAGTTGAATCTTCTTCTTTTTGTTTTTTTGTTTTTTTTGGCCTTATTTGTTTGATTAAGGTATTTATTCCTCCTTTGTCACCATTATTCATACCGTCTATTTCGTCCATCACGACTGCAATAGGTTTTTTCTTTTTATTAAATAAACTAATTACATTTTTATCAGACATTTTAGATTTGGTTATATTTTCTATTATTAGTTTATTTCTAATATCACCTGCATCATATGATATGATATCATAATTTAAGTCCTTCAATATATTATTTACAAACGTAGTCTTCCCACATCCTGGCGATCCATAAATGTAAATACCACGTTTTTGTGTTAAATCTTTTTTGTTGTTTTCAAAATGAACAAGTGTTTTTTTAATTTCCTTTGCTATTTCTTCTCGTTCTAATATTTTATCTATATTAATTTTATCCATTAGTAATTAGTATTATATATATTTATATTACATTGTTTTATAATTATTTATGTTGCGTATTTAATGATAATTTGTTTACATTTATCGGATTTATTTATTTGTATATAATATTTAATGAATTCATATAAATATTTGTATGTTACATTTTTATAATTAAAATCAGCTTTTTTATGAAAATCGGTGTATTTATGTTTTAATAAATTATCAAACAAATATGAATAATCATTCCTAATAATAAAACGAATGTAACTATTATATTTTGTTTTTCTTAAACGATTAATGGTTTTGATGTAATGTTTTTCATAATCTACCTTTGTTAACATATATTTAGTATCATCTGACAAATACAAATATATATTTTTTAACAAATCATCCGGTATAAATATTAATAATGAAGTATCCATTAATATTTAACTATTTTATATTTTAATAACAATTTTTCTCGGCATCTGGGTTATTTGTAACTCCATCCCAAGTTACACCACAATTGTTAGCCCATTTTTTCTTTTCACATAAACCACCTACTCCTTTAAACTTTGTATGTGAATTATCGAATGTATTGCATTCGGAATTATCATTTGTCAATAACGAATCATTTCTATTACATATATAATCTGTACCTTCAGGATTTTTAGTCGATGTGTAGTAATCTGGACAATCTGATATAACAGGTGGAAATGTTACATTATTTTTCTGATTTTTTAAAGCTATTCCAATCATAGTTAATGATACGATTAACATAACTATTGCTACTATCATTACTATGCTATTAAAACTCATAAAAAAAAACATTATATAAAATATTTATATAATTTTTTCTGTTAAAGTATTATAATGAATTATAATAAAAATAATATTGATAGATTTGGACCTAATAAAACTGCCGTATTCACATTAAGTGATAAAATCCCTATTGATCATACTGTATCATTTAGAGACGCATTAACAAAAGATGTATATAACACTAAAAATACATTGTATGATTTATTTTTTTCAGATAAAAATATGGAATTAATACAACACAATATTATAAATGGTGTAAAAAAAATGTCTAATAACCAATATGTTATAAACAATCAAAGCAAGGAACAATTAAAGATCATAATGAATAGTATTTATGTTCAACATTCACGTAGTGTAAATGGTAATATTGATCAAATTATACATGCATTAAATAAATTAGTAATTCAATATTCAGTTCCTCAAATATTTAATGAAATAGAAAGTAACATGAAATATAAACGCGATATTAATAGTCTCATTATGCCTATGAGCAACCCAATTTTATTAAAAAATGATAAACAACTAAAACAACATGTATGGTTCTAAACAAAATTACATATCTTATTATTTATGTAATTTTAAATTATTTTATTATTATTTCATATTTGTTGTCGTGATTATTTCTTTTTGATAGTAATTTTCTGTTTCTTCTTTTCCTTACTATTCTTATGTAGGGTATAACTTGTTAGTAAAGATTCCAATTCTTCCAACCATATGGATTTAATATCCTTTTTAGTTAAAATATTTAGTGCTTGTATTTTATCTTCCTTTTCTTTCATAAGTTTATTGTAATTCTCTTCGGTTACACTATCCATAGGCAATCTTACTAAATATTTATATTCTTCGTCATTCTCGATTTTATCATATTTCTTAGTAGTCAATAATCCAATAACCATTTCTTTTGTTTTTCGCCTTAGGTCTATTTCATCATTTAATATTTCATTAATAAATCGTGCTTTATTTGAGAGCAGTTTAGCTTCTTGTTCTAGAATTTTAAGTTGGTATTCCTTTCTTTCAACATACACCTTTCTCCTTACATCAATGTAATGTTCAATAATATCTACTACATTGTCGTATTTTTTCAGCTTTTCATTTTCGTCAAACATATGCATATTATTTGTTGACTTTGTTACATACATTTTCAATAGTTTCTCAAGAGAATTACAATTATAATCACATTGTTTTAATTGCAATTCATCTATTTTACCTTCATTAAATGTAATAGTAATATCAACCGTTACATCGGTGCTCATGTCGGTATAGTCTTTCACGTAACTATCTTTCTTTGATTTCTTTTTATCGCCACAATCGATTAATTCTTCTATGTATTTTTTATAATCATCTGTCCAAATACCAATCGGTAATTCTGTTACACGAATTTTCTTATCATTGATTACTTCGTAACAACCCTTAATCAACCACTTCTTATCATCAATTTGTTCAATGGTTCCTTTGAATCCTTCATAATATGGTGTTAATGCAGGTAGTTCACTATTATTTAGGTAACATTTAATATAATTTATTAGATCTACTGGATTGTAACACATTATGTCTGTGCTAAATCCTGTCCCAATTCCTTTGCTACCATTGACTAGAATCATTGGGATAATAGGGACATAATATATAGGTTCTACTGGTGTTCCGTCATCATCCAAATATTTTAAAACATAATCATCTGCTTCTGGAAATATCAACCGTGTTATTTTATTTAGATTAGTATGAATATACCTTTCAGATGCAGAATCACTTCCACCTTGTAGTCGTGTCCCAAATTGTCCATTTGGTTCTAGCAAATTAATATTATTAGAGCCAACAAAGTTTTGTGCCATTCCTACAATTGCTCCATTTAGACTGTTTTCACCGTGATGATAACAACTTAGTTCAGAAACTGAACCGCTAAATTGAGCGACTTTAATCTCATTAGTAAGTCGTCTTTTAAACGATGTAAACAAGATTTTTCTTAGACTAGTTTTTAAACCATCCACAAGATTAGGAATAGAACGGTCACAATCATATTTTGAAAAGTGAATCATCTCTCGTTGAATAAATTCACTGTAGGTGATGTCTTGTTTATTTGTATCCAAATATAATTCTCTATCGTAATTCTCCAACCATCCTTTTCTATCATCCGAACGTTTTTTATTAAATACCATATCAATAGCATCTCCACAATGGTCGTTTTCTTTTACAAAATTTACAATTTTCTTTTCTTGAAAATATTCTTTGAATTCTTTGCTTGTTGATGTACCCAAACCCTTATAATATTTAATTTTCCATCCTTTTGTTTCGTTTACATTACACCACTGATTCCATTCTCCGTCATTATAAAACTTGAGTTCTTGCGAACCTTTCTTTGCTTTCAAAATAGGTGTGTTCATAAATCCAATAAATCCATCGATTTCCAATAGCGATTTCCATTCAGAGTCGAATAAGTTAATACCAAGACCTTTAATATGACTACCATCTAAATCCTGGTCTGTCATAAACAATACCTTTCCATATCTTAGTTTTGTTTGAACTAATTCATCGGTATATTCCTTTCCACTTTCAATACCAAGTATTTGTTTAATTTCACAAATTTCTTTGTTATCCAATATTCGTTTTTGAGTCTCGCCGCGAACATTGAACAATTTACCACGCATCGGATAAACCCCAATAATATTTCTATCATCCTTAGTCAATCCGGAGACAATTCCTGCCTTTGCTGAATCTCCCTCGCAAAATATAATAGTACACTGATTGCTTTTGTTTGTTCCGGCATAATTAGCATCGATTAATTTAGGAATACCCCTTATACTACGAGTTTTGCTTCCATCACTCTTCTTCGCTGCTTTATTATCTTTCACTTCGGTAAGTGCACATGCATTATCCATAACACCCATCTTAGCGATTTTATCTACAAATTTATCGCTAATATTACACGACGAACCGAAGCTGGCTTGAGGTGTATTCATATAATCCTTTGTTTGACTATCAAAACATGGATTGTTAATATCACATCTTATAAATAACATAAGCTGTTCTTTAATAGTGCTGGATTTAACGTCTACTTTTTTTTTCTTTTTAATGTAGGTGGTTAATTTCCTGATAAGCTGATTCAATATATATTCAACATGTTTACCTCCTTTACCGGTGTAAATACCATTTACAAATGACACTTGTGTAAACTCTTCGTTTGGTGCCATGCATACAGCATATTCCCATCGTTCATTACCTGATTCATATACCCGAGGTTTATCGCTTTTTGTTCCAATATACATATCAACATATTGTTGAAAATTGTTTACTGGAATAATTTCGTTATTGTATTTAACTTTGACTTTTTTGTCTGTAATTGCAGCAATGTCATATACACGACGTTTAAATAGTTCCATCATATCAGATGATAGACCTTGAATATCCAATCTTTTATAGTCGGGTTTGAATGTAACTTGTGTATATGGTTTATTCTTAAATTGAGTAATTTTTGGTTTATCAATAATATTGAGATTATCGGAAAATTTTTGAACATATTTTAATCCTCGAACATGGTCAATCGTTTCTATAGTTCCCCATTCTGACCATATTAACACTAGTTTAAATCCAAAACCATTCTTACCACCGACTATTTTTTGTTCATTTTTATTGTAATTTGTAGAGGTTCGTAAATGTCCAAATACCATTTCTGGAATCCACAAATCATGTTCTGGATGTTTCTCGACATCTATACCATTCCCATCGTTTTTAATAGTAATGATACCATCTTCGCTAATCGATACATTAATGTGTGTAACAGGCAATATATTTGGTTTACAATCATTTAATGCTTGGCTCATTCTTACATAATGATCTCGACTATTTACGATACCTTCATCAAATAATTTATATAAACCTGGAATTATATTTATTTGTTTAGCTTCTATTTTATTGGAAGTATCATTAAATACATATGTGTCATATTCGGTTGTGGTCATTGAACCTGTATATGTGTCTGGGTTGTCTAATACATGCTGCTTATCCGTCTTTTTCTGATACGTTATAGCTAAATTTGACGTCATGGGTATGTATATTCCATAAGTAGTCTCTATATTCTTTCAATTTTTAAAATAAATATTATATATAATGGCATCATACAAATCATATAAACCAGCACGTATTAATGAAGCAAAATGTAATGATGATGATGGTAATAGAAAATGTCCAGAAAAAGTCATACCTAATACAGAACCAAATATTGAAAATACACAAAAGTTTTTATATGCATCTATTATTAAAAATTCAAAAAAAAGAAAAAAAACAACATATATTAGTCAAAATTTAAATGAGTTCAATAGTATTAGTGGTTCACAAGGTGGATTTGGAAGTCCACCACGAAATAAATTTTAACATATGTTATTTACTATGTAAATTTAGATATATAAATTTATTTTTTTCTTATAAATTTATATAATGGCTAAAAAACCAATGAAGGTAGACGGTGTTTACAACATTAAAGGTAAAAAGTTCTCAAAATTAATCGGTTCGAGAGCTGAGGTTTATCATGGAACCGCGTTCAAAACTGCAGGAGGTTTAGAGAAAAAAGATATTATGATGAACAAGAACGGACGTATCGTTTCTGTAAAGAAACATAAGACTGCCAAGAAAGAGAAACGTTTAGAAAAACATGGTTATTTCACCAAAAAAGGAAAATTCGGGTTTGTTAAGAAGGATGGTAAGAAGAAACGTATGACTCGCAAACGCTAATCAAACCATACTTTAGTTATAATACCACAATCATCTATATAATTCTTTAATACACATTTAGAAATTTTCTCAAAATAGTTTTTACTGATTATCAAATTACTTTTATTATTATCTAAATAATATTGATATATATCCATTAATGATTTTACATCATTGTTATTATCATTAATTTTTTTATTAATTCCATCATTTTTAAATAATATAATGTAATCATTTACTTCTTGTTTTTTATTCCATATATTACATTTAATATTCAAAATATATTTTTGTTCTTCTAATACCACATTTGGATATAAATAATTAATGATTTTTAAGAAATATGAATAATCCACACCAATATATTTCTTATTGTTATTTTTAAATAATGAGATTATTTCGTCTAATTCGTATATATCTCCTACGTCTTCTGTTATATTTTTATCCCAAAATGCCTTGAAATCAACTACTATAGGCAATATCATACTAGTCACATTTTGAAAACAATCATCAGAATATGATAATTTGGTTTTTAATAATTTAATTAAGGCTTCATGAAATAATATATTAGGCAACTTATTTTCTTTCAAAAACTCTTTCCATATGAACAACATATTTTTATTATTGATAACACTATTTGACGATTTTGTAATGTATTTATCAATAAAATTATTAACAATAGTATCACATGTGTTATTGTGTAAATAATAGCTATGATCTATTAAATTTTGTTCATTACATTTATTTAAAAATAAATCAGAACTAGTATATCTCTCCGAATAATGTGATGCAACACAAATTATATCAACAATATACTTTGAAAAATATTCAGGAATTTTAATTTTGTTCGTATTTTCATTAACATATAACAACCTACAGTTTTCTAACGGATGTTCGTGTATTTTATATTTAATATTATTGAAAATATTAATAGAACCAATATATGTGTTAATTTGAATATTTAATTCATTGAGAATTTCTTTTAAAGGTTGTGAACATATAAAATATAAGTTGGTTTTTGAATGTAGTAAATCTCCTATAACTGTAAGGAAATATTTTACATGATTACGACTTGTAAATATCGGTTGAAGTAACTTAAATACATATTGAATTGTTTTTGACTCTGGAATTGTATATAAAGGACTTTTTTCTTTTATTTTTTTAATAATATTAATTTTAATTTTATGTTTCCAAGTTACCAGTTCATTGTTTTCATTTATTTCTGTAATTATTTTATGAATGATATTATCCTCACTATCTGCTAGAAAATGAACTTTGTCATAGTACATAAATAATTCATTATGGCTACAATAATAATAGTTGTTCGATAATAAAAATTTATTGATGTAAATATCACTTATATTTGTTAACTCTTCTTTACGTTTAACGCGTTCAATATTATTTTTATCGGCGTTTTCTAATAATGACGGAAGTGTATTTTCTACATAATTTTCCAATCTACCCATAACATATTCATTTTTCTCATACTTTTTTATTAGCTCATCCAGTTTATTATGTAAGTTATTTGTCATATTTAATACTATATTATATTTTTTATATGAATAATATTTTAATAATATTATTCAGTGTATCATAAGTATTTAAAGGGTTTATTTACATATTAAGTTATATGACAAGTTTAACATCCCAACAAATAGGAACCAGTAAAAATATATTAGTAATTCAAACTGTTCAAATAGCTCCTTTTAGAACACTCATGACTGCATTAAAAGATATACTATTAGAAACTAATATATCATTTACACCGGAAGGTATAAAAATAATTAATATGGATAAATCACATACTATACTAGCACATTTATGTTTATACGCCAATAATTTTGAACACTATGAATGTAATCAACCTAAGATAGTAATTGGTGTAAATATGTTTCATTTATTTAAATTAATTAATACTATCGATAATGATGATACATTAACTATTTACATTGAAGAAAATGATTATAAAGATGGTGTTGTTCAATTTTTAGGTTTAAAATTTGAAAATGGTGATATTAAACAACAAAAAATACAGAAATTAAGATTAATAGAACCAGAAACCGATGAATTAGAAGTCCCTGATGTTACATTTTCATCCATACTAAATTTACCATCCACTGATTTTCAGAAAATTATTCGTGATTTATCTTGTATATCAGATAAAATAGAAATTAAATCAGTTGCGACAAATGAAGGTTCAGAACTAATATTTAAATGTTCGGGTGGATTTGCACAAGCAGAAGTTAGGAGGGCTGAATCTGATGAAAGTATGAAATATATTAAAAAACAAGAAGTTAGTAAAATTATACAAGGTGAATTCTCGCTTAAAAATTTAAGCTATTTTATTAAATGTACTAATTTATGTAATTCAATTGAAATTTATTTGGAAAATGACTTGCCTTTAATAGTAAAATATAGTGTTGCATCATTGGGTGAAATTAAATTAGGACTAGCTCCCTTGCCATCTTAAATATAATATAATAATTATTAATTATATTATAATTTTTAATTTTCCAAATGTTTTTTAAATAAACATCCTTGGGAATTTACACCCATTATATTTTCTATTTTTTCAGGATTTTGATTATTGCAATTAGCTATCCATATTTTTATTATACAAAAATTACGTTTTGGAGATATAGTTATTCCATTAATGTCATTCTTAAGAGCATTATCTTTCGTAACAGATTCACCAATCATCTTATATGAAGTTTGTTTCCATGTAGGTATGGTTATTTTATTAGGTATTTTATATGAAAAACATCCACCATTTTTATTTTTTTCATCTTCCCATATTGGTTTTATTCCTTTTCTCATAAGAAATAACATACAATTTTTTATCATTTTATCTGGCAATGTTTCATATAATGTTAATGCTTCTTCGACTGTATTAAATGACATTATTTCTTTATAACTATTTAAATTCCATTCTGTATCATGCGGTAAATGTGCCCACAACGTCCAATTATCATTCAATTTATGAAATTTACTCATATCATTTGTCGACGTGTTTTCCACATTATTAATGGAAATCTCCATTATATAAGATAAGACTTTTTTTTATTTATATTGTTTATTTATAATTGTTAATTAGATGAAATTATTTCAAAATCATCTGATAATATTTTAATACTATCCGTATTCTTTAATGTATGGTGTATCATATTATTATCAAAAAAACTCACTTCATACGAATCATTTAATTCTGTTTTTAATACATTATTACACCAATATCTTAAAAAAATCTTATCAAATAAAATATTGTTTACAATATAATAATTATTTTTTTTAAAATCAATTGCATATACTTCTTCTTCTTTGTTTTCTCGCTTTATACATAGTTCTACTGCTAATAGACTAACTTTACTTGTTTTAAATTTATCATTCACATTATTTATATGTTCAAATCTCAATATGTAATTATCATATTTATCACTTTCAGGTATTTTCCATTCATATAATATCATATCATAGTCGATATTTTTGTTATATTTCTTAATATACATATATGATGTCTTATCTAATAAACTACCATCTTTAATAAATAAAATATTTTGTTCTTCTTCTTTTTCAAATATTAGTGTTAATAATGGATGTATTATATTATTTATTTTTTTAGATAAATAATTATATTTCTTTTCTGTTACTGTTTTTATTTTCATATAGTGCCAGGAATATTCTATTAACTTCTTTTTAAGATATGGGTTTGTTTCAATAATCTTGATTATCAGTGAATTAACAGTATTGAAGTTTGAATAATATATCCATAATAAGATAGGTATATATATATTAATAGTATAACTCATTATTTATACTATTAATTAGATGTTTAAATCAATTATAAGTTAAACATATTTTCAACAACAATTTCCGTTGTTTCATTGATATCCGTTGTTTCATTGATATCAGTTGTTTCATTGATATCAGTTGTTTCATTGATATCCGTTGTTTCATTGATATCAGTTGTTTCATTTTGGGGCGAAGTTTGTTCGACTGTTGTTGCAACTTGTTCGTTTTCTGCATAATAATTATTTATTTCTTCTTTACCATCGATTGTATCAGAATCGTCCCTTATATTATATTTTAAGTAACCTGATTCCGGTGATAAACCTAATGATATAAGCAACCAAACCGTTATTACTGTTAATAATATGAAAGGTAAAAATACAATTATCCATGATAATACGGTTAACCCTGATTTACATAATAAATTCAACATTACTGTAAATATGATCATTAATATAAATTTTAATAATGCCGTATTATATAATTTTTTAAATAAATCAATTACTATATGTGTTAGTGTAAATCCTATATATAATAATGCTGGTAAACATAATTTATCTGTAATCATATATTATTTATTTATATAATAATTTAATTTAATTTAAGTTGTCCATTAACAAATTTCCCTAAAAGTTCTCCTATATCATCGTCTCCTAATTTTTCAAATACATCACCGTTTTCTTCATCGGTAGTAAAATATTCAACATCGTCAATACTAATTAGGAAATATTCTTCTTCTTCTTCCTCTTCTTCCTCTTCTTCTTCCTCTTCTTCTTCCTCTTCCTCTACTTCTTCTTCCTCTTCCTCTACTTCTTCTTCCTCTACTTCTACTTCTTCTTCCTCTTCCTCCTCTACTTCTTCTTCCTCCTCTACTTCTTCTTCCTCTTCCTCTTCCTCCTCTTCCTCCTCTACCTCTACTTCTTCTTCCTCTTCCTCCTCTACCTCTACTTCCTCCTCTTCATCCGTGTAGTCCTGACCGGCACCTGCCTCTTCGAATTCCATCATACGTTTATTAGCCATATTCTTATCTTGTTCTACTTCTCCTGGTTCGGAATCAATTTCGTCTGATCTTTCTAGAACATTATCTTGTGTAATAGTTCTGGGAATATTTGAAGTGTCATTATTACTTATTTCATCATCATCGGTATCCGATTCAGACAAAGTTTCATTATCAGAATTATCATCAGACAAATCACTATTATTTTGTAGATCAATAGATTCAATATTTTCATCTTTTTCTGTTATATTCAATTTAATTATATCATTACTAGCGTATTCAGTTTCCAAATTAATAATATGTTGTTTTAAAATCTCGTTTTCTTTTTGCAAAATATGATTTTTATTTAATAGTTCTTGATATTCAGGAAGTTGTTTCAAAACATCCGATACAATATTAATTTGATTGTTACATTTATTAAATTTATCAATAAATGGACCTAATGAAATTTTTAAAACTTCTTCCAAATTTGAATGTAAACTATTCATAATGTCATCAATACTCATATTATTATTTATATCGGTATATGAATTGCTAGCCATTTATATTAACATATAATTTTCGTTTAATATCATTTAAATAATATATATTCTAAAGTATATGAACGATGATAAAAAAGACGAAATACCTATACATATTAAAAAAAATCTAATAAATGTTGTAATGCGACAAACAGATTATGATGAAAAAATTGCAGGAGAAAAATTAGAAGAATACAATTATGAAGTGATGGACGTTATTAGAAACTTCATGAACCCAAACTATAGTAAAAAAAATAACGAAAATTCTGTTGTCACTAATGTTCATCAACAAAAATTTACAGAAATAAGAAATATGATGGATGATGCTTCAAATCGTTATAGAAAACAAAAAGAAATCGAAGAATATCATCAAAAAATAATAGAATATTATAATAATCAACGCAATAAAGCTAGTGAAAATTTAAAATCTAATTTAAATTAGTTTTATATAAAATAATTTTTAGACGTGTGTTAAATTATTTTATATTAAATTTATCTGTTAGAATGTCATTTTTTGTTACAGTATCTCTCTTTCTCAGTGTATATTTATTTGAGGATGGTATTGTCTTCTTACTTAACAAAAAGTCATCATTATCTTCATGGAGTTCGGGAAGTACACGTGTCAACGGTTTATCAACGATTAATAGTAGTCGTTCATTTTTTAATAACTGTCTATACTCTTGGATGGTCAAATTACCGTTATATTTTTCTAATAAATAATACGGATTAGGAGCAGGTTTAATATTTTTATCGTAATTATATATTTTACAATATAAATGATTCAATAAACTGTATCTCTCAATCCGCGTAGAAATATCTATATGTTCATTAAACAAATATGAAACTGAACATTCTGGACTACAAAAACAACCATAACATTGATAAGTATTGTTTAATTCGAATTTAGGTATATATATTGGTGGGTTATCGAAATCATATGTGCACCAAAAACACGCAGAACGTTTGTCTGTAATATTATTAGTGTGTAAATTAACCGATAATTCTGTTAATTTATCCCAAATCTTTTTTGTTTCATCATTTTCGTCATGTTCAACAGATTTATTCTTTTTTTTTGTTTCATTTAATTGATGATATTGTGATTCATTATTAAAATCATATGTATCTATGGTCTCTGATACCAGATTTTTATTTAAATCACTTAGATTACACTTAAGATGCAAGATAATATTTGGTTCTGGAACTATCACATTTTTATGGCTTTCGATTTTTTGGATTATTTTTCCACCTTTCGGTTTTCTACCTCTTTTTTTTGGTACTTTTGGTTCGGGTTCTTCTGTTTTTTTAGTTTTAACCATTACTAATATTTTTATATAAATTCATATAAATTTAAATACTTTTTTAATATATTATAAACAATAACATTTTCTACACACTGGTATATAATGTTCGGTCCCGATGATTAATTGTTCCGTTTTGCTTGTCTTTCGCTTTGTAAAAATAGCATATCTTTCTTTACATAAACCACATATAGACTGCAATTTAGTCACTTTATCACAAAATGGTATTAACTCTAACCAATTTCCAAAATTTTTTCTGGAAAAATCACCATCAAGACCACATAGATATACTGTTTTATTATGACTTTCAACTGCACATATTACCCATTCAACAATATCGCTGAAAAATTGTGCTTCGTTTATTAAAATGATTTTACTATTATTAAAATTATCACTTAATTTATTATTTAATATATCACAATAATCTTTTAAATTTTTGAACGATACACAAGGTATTATTGTATTATCATGAGAAATAATTTGTTCTTCATTATCATCAATATAATTAATACTTGTAATAGGTGTATTATTAAAACTATATATTTTATATATTTTAATTAATTCACTAGTTTTTCCTGACCACATTGGACCTATAAATAATTCTAAATAACCACTATCTTCATGATTATTAATCATAATTACTATTATGTTACTTATTAGTTGTATTATATTTTTATTTCATTTTTTATATTAAATACAAAAAATAATCTATATTATGAGTGATTCTAAAAATCCCTGGGTTGAAAAATATCGTCCTACTGATTTTGATGATATTGTTCTTGATTCAGTAAATAAAACTATATTAAATAATATTATTAAAACCAAGAAATTTCCTAATTTACTATTGTATGGTCCTCCAGGCACTGGAAAAACAACTACAATTATTAATCTAGTTAATAAATATCATGATAATATAAAACATAAAAAAAGTCTTACCATACATTTAAATGCTTCTGACGAAAGAGGAATTGACATTATACGTAACCAAATTAATCAATTTGTTAATTCGAAAACACTATTTGTATCAGGTACAAAATTAGTTATATTAGATGAAGTTGATTATATGACGAAAAATGCTCAACAAGCATTAAAATATTTACTAAGAAGTATAAATAATAATGTAAGATTTTGTTTAATCTGTAATTATATTACACGTATTGATGAATCATTACAAAATGAATTTATGAGATTACGTTTCAATCAACTACCAAAAAATGATATTATTACATTTCTAAAAAATATTACTATAAAAGAAAATTTACAAATCAATAACGAAACATTAATGTCTATACAAGATTTATATAAATCTGATATTCGAAGTATGATAAATTATATACAGTCTAATAAAAATTTATCATTTAATAAAAAAGCTATTAATAATACTATTTGGGAAAATTTCACAACAATAATAGTAGAAAAAGAAATGAATATTGACACAATTATTAATTATGTAGATGATATATGCATAGAATACAATATTGAAGAAAAACATTTTATAAAAAATTATTTAAATTATATAATAAAATATAAATCTAATTATATAAGTAAGGATTTTCTCACATTTGTTGAATTTATAATACATATATCCAGTTCAAATAATATGTATTTAAAATATTACTTCATACACCGACTACATAATATTTTATCATCTGCAAAATAGTTATCAATTCGTTTCATTAATCTATTATTCCACTCATTAGGAGGAGATGATTGATTGGGATCAAAAAATTTTGTAGTTAATGAATATTCATTACTACTTTTATCAAATTTTTTTGGTATTTGAATAGTATTTGATATACCATACAAATTTTTTGATTTATTAGTATTTAACATACTGTAAAAGCTGTTGGTGTTTTTTGTAGCCGGTGTTTCTGAAACACAATCCATTTAAATATATATAAGAAAATAATTGAATTAGATATACTTAAAGAAAAGACAGTAGTTTAAATAAATGATTGATATTGATACAGCTTGGAGTGATTTTTGTAATGGTGATTATGATATTTCTACAAATATAAATGAAATAAATAATACCCAAGATATACCTAAATGTTCCTCGCTGTATATTTCCACCAAAACAAAAATATCATATTTATCTCATAAAGTATTATTGAATGATGTTTTTTGGAAAATACCTATTATTTCATATTACGAACCAAAAGAAGGAATTATAAAAAAACAAATGAAAATTAACTCCAATAGTGAAGATGAGTTTAATATACTATTGGATAATTTGAAAGCCGAACGTGATAAAAACTACTATATTGATGAACATGTTATTACACGTATTGTTAATGAAAAAGGAAGAATTAAATATAAAGATGTAAGGAAAATTAGTGTAGGTTTATATAAAAAAGATATTATTAGTTTTAAATGTAAGAAAAAAGGAGCTTTTTATAATTGCTTTGTAGTAATTATTAGAATTAAACACGAAAACTCATTTAAAGAATTACATGTAAAAATTTTTAATACTGGGAAACTAGAAATACCCGGAATTAAAGACGATGAATTGCTTTATAAAGCATTGGATGTTTTGATTAAATGTTTGTCTCCTTACATTTCTGAAGATCTAATATATTATAAAAATAAGACTGAAACTGTATTAATTAATTCTAATTTTAATTGTGGGTATTTTATTAACAGAGAAAAACTATTCAATATAATTAAAACCAAATATAATATTAATTCCTCCTATGATGCATGTTCTTATCCAGGTATTCAATGTCAATTCTATTATAATAAAGAACTATCTTTTCAAAATGGAAAAAAAACACATGATAATGATATTAAAGTCTCCTTTATGATATTCAGAACTGGAAGTGTTTTAATTGTAGGTAAATGTAGCGAAAACATATTAAATGATATTTATATTTTTGTTAAAAATATGCTAGAACAAGAATATAAAAATATTTATATTGCTAATGCAAGTGGTTTATCAGATGATATTGAAATCAATAAAGAAAAGAAAAATAGGAAAAAAACTATTATAATATCTACATAACTAAGTAAAAATATTTTTAAGGTTTATATTATTTGTATGATTTTTATAAAATATAATATTATTCTCAATTTTATTATAATCAATAGTCTTTTTTGCTATTAATTTTTTGATAAAATTATTTAAAATACTAATTTTATCACACTTATTATTTAATATACCTTTGAATATTTCTATTAGACTTAAATAATTATATAATATTTCTTCATTGGTAAATTTTTTACAACTGCATATATAATTCATATAACTATTAGCTGTTTTATAATCTATGTCTTTATCTATTATATAAGTTAATCCGAAATTAAATATATGTATTAATTTATTTATATTTTCCATTTTTTTACAATATATGACTTCTTTATTTTTAACAATATCAAATATAGTTTTTTTATATATAAACATTATAGCATCTTTAATGTTAAGATTTAAATAATTATTGCTTGCATTTGATATTTGTTCTATAAATCCTAGGTAAAATATTACAGCATTTTTTGTGTGATAATTTGTTAATTCTATATTCTTTGTATATAATAAAAGTAATTTAAATATGTTAGATATTCCTAACAATCCTTTTATTTTAATATATTTATTGTAATTTTCATCAATAAAAAAAATATTATATTTTTCAAAATATTCTAATACTATTTCTTGATAATTTTTAAATATGCTTATAGATGTGTTGCTTAATTCAGTTTTATAATTATTTTCATTTTTTAATGAAAAATTCATTATATTTTAGTGTTATTTAATTTTTGTAAATATAAGTATTTAAAGCCTGAATTTAAGATAGTATATAAAATGAGTACTGAAACACAATATTCAGCGCCGAGTAGTCAGTGTTTACAACATGCAGTTAAAATAGCTATTGTTGAGGACCGACCTATTATGATGGATTATTGGACCAGTTCAGTAGACAAATCTGTCTTGATTGGTGTTAGAGAAGATGGTGAGAAATTATTAGTTAAAAGCGAAGATGAATATACATCACCTATTGCTAAAATATTCAAAGTAGAAGAGGAATATATTATCATAACAGAAAATTCGTTATACATTGTTTCTGCTTCAATTCCGACTAAACGTATTAGTTAATTTCAGATGCATGTCTAATTGTATATTCTCTTGCTTTTCTGTCATGTAATGTTCGATCATTAGTATATAATTCTGCAATTTCTGTAACTAATGGATCATCCGGGTTAGGATCTGTCATCAATGAGCATATGCTAAGTAATAATTTACTAATTGTTAATGCTGGACTCCATTCATTTTTTAATATATCTAAGCAAATAGAACCTTTCGAATTAATATTGCAGTGATAAATCTTTGTAATAAATTTTACTATCGGTGGTTTAAACGGATATTCAGACGGAAAATTAATACTTAGATAAAAAATACCGTCTTGGTATGGACTATCGCGTGGTCCCATTATTGTTGCTTGCCATTCATATATATTATTCTCATCGATTGGTCCAGCCGAACAATTTGCAGGTGGATTTTTCAATATTTCATTCAAATCTGCATTAATGCGTTTAATTGTAGTCATAACTATATTATATGACTACAATTACTTTTATATTAGTTAAATATATATGATAAATTGCCAAATTAACACAGAAGAAATAGATAAATTCAATAAAAAAAATTATAACCATACTTATGGTGAACTTACCTATGATGGTATTAAAACTATTATTTATATGGTAATTAACCACATTAAAACAAGTAATCTAAAAAATTACACATTTTATGATTTAGGTTGTGGATCAGCAAATACACTGAAATATGCTTGTGAACTTGCTAATTTTAAAAAATTAATAGGAATTGAATTTAGTAAAACACGTTACAATATTGCTATAAATAATATTAATAATAACTGTAATGTTGAGTTAATTAATAATGATATTTTATCACCTAAAATTAAATATAACAAACCAAAATCAGTTATATATATTTCAAATCTATGTTTTTCGGATAATATTAATGTAAAATTAGCAAAAAAATTATCCAAAGAATTGAAACATAATTCCATTCTATTTAGTTCTAAACTTTTACCGATTACAATTTCACATAAGTTAATAAATATAAAATTACATCAAACGTGGAATACGAGTAGTAATTCGTATATGTATATTATTAATAAAACTAGTAAGAAAACAAAAAAATATAAACGTTCTTATAAAAATAATAAAACTCAGAAAAGATAAAACTATTTATTTACTTTTTCCGTGTTGATTTATTATTTTTTTTATTACGAGGTGTTGATTTTGATTTTTTTACCTTACCAGTAAAAGTAGTCCACGGTTGTGAAGGACGGTCTGGCATATATGGTTCCAAATGGTCCCATTGTGGATGGGCCTGAATAAAATATTTTGCAAAAAACGGAGCTCCGCATGATGAACCCCAACGAGCTGAAAATCCCATTTTTTTAGCCAGAGTCGTATCTGTTACGATTCCATCTAATGCACCTAATGGTTGATATGGCTTGGGTCTATCATGCTGCGACATATATTCGCGATTATCTAATTCGTAATGACTACAACAAGTTCTTGAACTAGGATTAATCTTGTTCAAATATACATCATAATGGTCAGCAAGAATTCTTTGACCAATATCAATATCTATTTTACCCTTATGTTCTTTCATTAATTGTGTCAATCTAACACGTCGTGCACCTTGGTGGCGTCTAATATCGTCGAATCCGGTATTTTTAGACTCGATATTTCTAATTCTATCGTCAGTTGGACCATTGAAACCTACAAAATATCCGTTCTTTTTCTTTTCAACCTTTATATATTTTAATCCTAATTCAACACGCATAATTGTATTTGATTTAGTATCGCCAAATAACCAAGAGTTAGCATAATCACCACCATTATTTTTTTTTAACATTTCTACACAATCATCTAATGTGTTAGCATATTGTATGACATTTCTAATACGACAACATATAGGATCAGCCAACTCAAAAGCATTGAATCCACCCAATGTTGTTTCGGTACATATTAATCCATTACTATTTACAAAATAATCGGTGCCACTAGCTATATGTCCAGGTGGAGATTGCATAATGAATGAATGTCCCTTTGTAGGTTTAATTTCAACCACTATATTACAGTGTTGTGCTTCTACAAAAAAATCAAATGTATTATGAGCACAAACTATTTTACCGTCCTTTGTGTAATCACCTACTGCAATAAAACCAGTGCATTTATCCATTTTCATTCCATAATCAATTGTTAACACATCGGTTAATTTACCACCAGCAAATAAATGTCCATATTTTTTGTTTAGTTTTTCATTAAATACTACTAATCTCGGTATGTAATCTGCAATATACGGTATACTATAATTACAGTTCCACATTAACAAATCATCCATCGATAATTTTACATTCCGTGCACTGGCACCATCTTTAATACCTCTTATTTCTTCATAAAATTCTGGATAATTTTCTTTAATTTTACTACCATATAGTTCTCCTATTACTTCTGCAAAAAATTCACGAGAAAATCCATACGTATCCATTAAACTAAAATCTAATATCCGAAACATATTTTTTAATTCAGGTGCAACTAAATAACCATTAGCATATCCTCTTTCGTATGGATTTCCTCTAACTGTAATCCGTATCCACCCATTTGTTTCACTTCTAGAACCATTCTTAATACTAATTGTAGACATATATATATATATATTTATAATTTTTCTTTTAATATTTCTAGTTGTTCTTTTGACAATGACTCAGGAAATATAATGTTGAATTCAATTATCAAATTACCAATATTATCATCTCGTTTCATTCCCATATTTGGAATGAGTTTTTTGAAACCAGGAACTATTATATTTCCTTCACCATTATTTATTTGAAAATTTCGTCCATCAATATATTTCATAGAAAACACAAATCCACATAATGCCTCTTTTAAAGTAATTGATTTATAATAAATTAAATCTAATCCTTTACGTGTATATTCCGTTTTGTTTTCAACAGTAACAAATATTTTTATATCACCTCTATTTCTTTCATTTATAACATTACCTTTTCCTTTTAATTCGATCATTTCATTTTCGTCTATACCATTGGGGATTTTAACATAAAGTGTTTCGTTTTCTTTTATTTTTGTATTACCATCTTGAATCCATCTTTCGATTTCTATAGGTATATTACATCCTGTATATGCATATTCTATTGGAATCTTAATTTTTTTTACTATTGGACTTGGTTTTGACACTGAATGTCTAATATTTACATTTGGCATTCCACCTCCTACATGAAAAAAATGCGTTTCTACGTTGTCAAAATTAGGAGCCATACCTTGAAATATATTAGTTCCAAAAGGATTTCCATGACCAAATATTTCTTTGAATAGGTCTTCGGGATTTATTTGTGTTGCGTCATTCATACCAAATATTCCACCTATATCATATTGTCTTCGTTTATTTTCATCTTGAAGGACTTGCCATGCTTCATTAATTTCTTTAAATTTATTAGTGGCTATCGGGTCATTATTATTTTTATCAGGATGTGTTTCTAATGATAATCTTCTAAAAGCCTTTTTAATTTCATCATGAGAAGCCTTTTTATCTACTCCTAATATTTTATAATAATCTTTGTGTTCATTCATTAATATATGATATTGACATAAACTTAAATAATAATTTACGAATTAAATAAATGGATTTACCTTTTATTTATAAATATCAACCTTTATATTTACAAGATTTCGAAATGGATGATAAATTATTAGAACTAATACGAATCCTAATTAAAATGGATAATTTAAATATATTATTTGTTGGAGATTCTGGTTCTGGAAAATCATCGTTAATATCAGCGGTATTGAGAGAATATTATGATGAAATTGATTCAAACGATAACATTATGTATATTAATACATTAAAAGAACAGGGTATTTCGTATTACAGAAATGACGTTAAAATATTTTGTCAAACTGCTTGTAATATTCTAGGTAAGAAAAAAATACTAGTATTAGATGATTTAGATATTATTAACGAACAAAGCCAGCAAGTATTTAGAAATTTTATTGACAAATACAGTCATAATGTTCATTTTATTGCTTCATGTAGTAATACGAATAAAATAATAGAAAGTATTCAATCTAGAATTAATTCTATTAAAATAAAAGCGCTTCGTGATTATAATTTATCCAAAATTATGAAACGTATATGTAAAATAGAAAATATTTCTATTACCAACGAAGCTGAAGAATTTATTATTTCTATATCCAGTAATTCAGTAAGAACAATGGTAAATTATTTAGAAAAATTTAAACTATTAGATTGTGATATTGATATCAATACCGCCATAAAGGTGTGTACTAATATTTCTTTTAAAGATTTTGAAACATATACAGATTTATGTAAAAATAAAAAGGATTACATTAATTCTATAAAAATTCTATATAATTTAATAGAAAAAGGATATTCTGTAATGGATATTCTAGATAATTATTTTATGTTTGTAAAAGTTACCAAACAGTTAAATGATGATGAGAAATACAAGGTTTTTCAATTTATATGCAAATATATTACTATTTTTTATGATATTCATGAAGACGAAATAGAACTTGCGTTATTTACAAATAATTTAATTTCTATATTTAATTAGTATGTCTAAACAAATTTTTAAAAAAAATCTTCCCAATGAATATTTTTTTAATTTTTTACTTAAAGTATGTGATACTTGTAAAGTAAATAATATAAACGCTATAATATTTACTAAAATTTCTTTCAACAAATTAAAATATCATAAACAATTAGAACCATTTTGTAATCAACTGAGAGATTTTTACCATTCTTCTAAGCAAAAATATATAACTAATGTAAATAATTATAGTAAATTTATTACTATAATTAGACAAATTTGTAAGGCAAATAATATTATTTATATTAATAAATGTAAATATATTAAATCAAAATATGAACCTGTTTATTATATACTTACCGAATTTCCAGATATACCTGAATTGTCAGAAGAAGATTTATTAGAATTGAAAGCATTTTCCGAAGAAACATTAATGGAATTACAAGAACTTTCCGATGAAAGTAACATATATTTACCTAATATGGTATTAGATTCTAATAATTGCGATACTGAAAGTCTAGCAAACCAAGAATATTTAGATCTTAATAAGACGTCATCATCTGATACATAAATTCCTTGTAATAAATCTGTATATTCTATGAAAGTATTTCCCATAAGATTATCTATTGTAACTACTTTACCGTTTGCGTCACGACCACCTAAGTATTCTGCTGTTATTACATTAATTTTATCTTGCATTATTTTATCATTTAACCAATTTTCTATACTACCAGTAAAATTGTTTTCGTCGGTTGAATCAACTGAAATCAAATGTTCTAAAAAGTTAATATAGCATTTTATAACATCGTTTTCTTTATTACAACCCATAAATTTTGGACTAGGATGATAAGCCGTTCTCGTTGTTAGCTTATTTTCGACCTTATTAATGTTTTTACTGAATAACTCACCAACAAATAATTTATTATTTTCCAAACCTTTATCATATAGATCTTTTATATTTTCCAGACACAAATAAGAGTCTGGCAATATTAATCCACCAAAGTTATCTAATATACGCGCAAATGCCAAATTACGAATATTTGTTTTAATCGGCTCTGAAACCTTATTGATGTCAATATTCCAATGTTCTATTAAATCAATAAAAGAATTGTCATTAATTAGACAAACGTTAAAATCACATCCACAGTGATCTATTACTGATTTAATCATTAACTGTTTATAAGGTTGGTTCAAATTTTTTGTATTGCGAGAATTAAAACTTAACCAGTTTCGTGCGTTCATATCGTATTTACTGTGTATCCATATTATCGGTAGTTTACTGTTAGGAATGTTTTTAAGTGCTAAATTTCTATCATTCAATAAATATTTTTTTACTAATCTATAATCACGTTCTTCATCGTTTTCTAAATATTTTTTTTTAAATTCTGCATAAATAATTCCAACAAATAATAAACTTACAAACATCAAAAATACATTTATTTTTTTCATATATATAATTATTTTATATTATTATTGTCTATATTGTTAATTTATGAAAATTGGCCATAAATTTATTATTTATTTCCTTATATATTTCATCTTGTTTTGCTAATTTATATGCGCGTTCAGTATCTGAACGATTTTCTTTCTGTTTCTGTTTTTTTAACATTTGTCTTGACTCTTCCATCGAATACGGATTAATACTTTGAGATTCTCTATGTAATCTTAATTCTTCTAGGTTTTTAAATGTTTTCAAATTTTTATCAGTTACAGGAACAACATTTTCTATATGGGCTTTTCGCAAATCTTCATATGGAAGCGAACTAAATAAATCAGAACTATATGTGGCTGGTGTAGTTCCTAACAAGTCAGTGTAATTTGTATTTCCTGTTTCGTGATAAGTGTTATTAATTATCATATTACTTGCAGTTTCTTTTAACTTATTAAAAGTTTTACCCATATTTTCTTTTGTAGTATTTTCTGTATTTATATCATCGTCTGATTTTAACCAATCTCCATATCCATTTTCTACATCTTCATCTTTTACATTATATTTTTCAAATAGCTCATTAAATATTTTATTAAAATTCTTATTTTTTGTTAATTTTTTTATGTTATAATTATTTTCATTATCTACAATATATTCTGTTGGTCCTTGTCCTTTTATTCTAAATTCGTAGATAGAATATATTATTTTATATGCTTTTGAAAAAAATAAAAAATATTCTTTGGGTAATTTACTCTTATCAGGGTGTGTTTTTAATACTATTTTTTTGGCATTTTTCAAATCTGATTCAGTAAAATCATAAGGTAAGTTAAATAAATTTAATAAATCTTTTAACTCATAATTATCCAGATTTAAATCTAGATTGTTCATATATTTATTAGTGCGTTTTTATATTTTAAAGCATTACTAAAATATAAAATTTGTTACATTGTAGCTCCTTTTATTTGACACCTATCAAAAAATAATTTAACTTCATTTTCGTCACCACCGATTACAGAATCAGACGGAATATACCAATGATTCATATCTCTCTCTACGTTTCCATAATATGCTAAAATAGAAGGAATACCATTTACCATTTTTTTTGTTTTTAAAGCATAATATAACTCCATTGTTTCATCTATATCTATTTCTGCAATAATAAATGTTTCGTTTAATTTTGAAAACCACTCTTCTACAATAGGTTTGATTTTTTTACATGGCTTACACCAATCCGCTGAAAATTTAATTATAATTATTTTATTTTCTAGATTTTGGAGTAATTGTTTAAATTGATCTATTTCTAGTTCTTCAATTATTTCTCTCGAAGTCATTATATATATATAGATTCTTGTTTTAATATCTTATTATTATTTTATTGTTTTGGTTACTACCGATTCTATATCTTCTATATTTATATGTGATACATTAATATGAGCCTCCCATAAATATCTACAAAAGCACCAATCTATAGATAAATTACTTTCATAATGTGATTTGAAGTTTTCTAGTAAACTATTTTCTAAGTTTTTAGGTAATAAATATAAACTGTTTTTTGGTAACACATAGCTAAGTTGTGTAAATGGGTCAACTGGATTATTACTATTTACAATAAATTCAGTATCAAATGATGGTATATATTTCACCAAATCGGATAATAGTGGTGGATAATTATATTTATAAGTCCATCTCCAATCTTTACATTCATCTTTGTAATATTTAAATGTCCATTCCAAACCTTCTAAATAATTAATACATATTTGTTTACACCTATTATCATCTATATCAATATTGAATAGTTTTTTGTAATATCTCTCCCGCCATCCGTGTTCATATGGATCAATATAATGTTCTATGGAACGATCTAGTAATGGAATCGACTGTAATTTATCTTCTAGTTCCATCTTACGATTCCTAACTGATTTGCTCTGTCTATCTCTTAATTTATATTCTTCAATAATCATTTGTTGTTCATTTTTTGATAATTCTAATATTATTTTTCTCAATATATTCCATCGTATTTTATCATTTTGTATTAAATTGTAATTTGTTGTACTTAATACTTCTTTATATACGTCTAATAATCTGTCAATTCCTGTTGTTCTTATATTTAACGCTGGAAAGTGTGGCAAAAAATCATTTCCTAGGAAGAAACATAGAAATATGTAATCAAATATACGATTATATTTATTATTTGTCATTTTTTTACAATCATTTAATTCGTATGATAAAACTTCTGCAAATTCAGGAATATTTAATAAATAATTATCATTTGGATTTAATGTATTATCGATACTTTTTATGAAATACGGTGTTTCGCGAAATAAATACATTGAACTACATATATGTAAATGATTTAATGTAAGCATAATTAAGTCTGCATCTAATCCATATACTACTGTAGTAGTGTTTCTATGCTCTTCTTTATGATTACGTATATATTGGTATAGTTTATGCTCTCCTTCTCCTTTTTCTTCTGATGTTGATACTATTAATTTCTTTAATTTAAACTTTTGTAAGTCATTAAATTCTTTTCTAATAGATTTACTTAATTTTGACATAAACTGAGTGCCTGGTGTTATTGCTACTGTATCAAATTTTCTTTCCTTACTTACACCCATTTTTTTTAAAATTTTAGTTTCATAATAAGTTTTATATCTACGATTTTTCTGCTGATTCATCTTAGCAAAAGGGGCTACTCCATCAAAAGCAATGAATACGTTGTTTTTTGGCTTAATTAATTTGATATATGATTTAATTTTATCACACACTAGTTCTATAACTTGTTTATCGTCTATTAATAATTTGTTTTTTTCTAAATCGTAAATTATATCATATATAATAGAATTACAATCCATATATAAATTATCGATGGTAATTCTGTTAGATTTATATTGAACCAAAATATTTCTGTGATTACGAACTATATATGAAAAATAACTAGGTATTCCCATTAATTATTTATCGTATTTAATTTTTAAATTAATTGTATAATATTTTTATAATAAGTAATAGATATATATATATATGAATACAAACATTACCAACAATATTCATGAAAAAAAAGAACGACTTCAAGAAATAATTAAAAAAACTATTTTAATTATTCAAAAGTATAAAATAATGGACATTTTTGGTTCAAATGAATTGAATGTTTGTATTAATAATTTAAATGTTTTGTTTGATTCTTTGTCTTTGTTATCAAATGACGGAACAGATGAAAATAAATATAAAGAAATTATTAAAAACTTATCTGAATTATTACAAACTTTTGGTACAGATAATGTTAAAGATTTACTATTTATTATTTTTGATCATGATATTCAACTTAATTTAAATACTGAAGATGATAAAAAATTAAAATTAATTTTAAAATATTTACATCCTATTAGTTTTAGTATTAAAAGTTACAAAAATACAAAAATTAGTTGTAATTATTTAGAATGTGTAGATTTATCAAAATTAAGTGATAATTTTCATGTTAAAGTATATGGAATTAAACTAACAATTAACATACACAATCAAAAAAAATCTATAGTTGTCTGTGGTATATTAGATGATTTATTACTACATTGTTTAAATTATGAATATATTTGTGATAAAATAAAATCAATTACTACAAAACTGAATAATAATGACATAGAAAGTGAAATATGTAATAGATTTATTTCATGTTTGACCATTAAAGATTTTTTAGTAAATAGTGATGAAGAACTAATTATTAAACTGAATACATATATAAATGATATTGGTGTTATCAAAAATAAAACAATCACACAATTAACTAATGATTTTCTAAAGGAAGATTTATTTGCACAACGAAAAACTATAATCCAACTATTACTAAATACAAATGACCAAGAAAGTTTATTCTTAGCTTACTTATTATATGATTTATTAACTAATGATCATAATCAAAATATAGATACAAACGAACAAACATTATTATTTGATAGTTTACCGTGGAATATAAAAAAATATTTTAAAGAAGCTATGACAATGTCTATTGAATATAATTCATCCAAATTCGATAATAATAAAATAGATTTAGAACAACAAATTTATTTAATTAAAGCAAATGACAATGTTAAAGAAAAAGCACTGTTAAAATTAAAAGAAGTAAAAGCAAAAAATGACGATTCAGGTTCAAAAGCAAGACAATATATTGAAGGGTTATTAAAAATACCTTTTGGTATCTTCAAAGAAGAACAAATTTTAAATATTATTCCCGAGTGTAAAATTATTTATAATAATTTAATTAAATTATTATTGGATAATGGTATAAATTTTGAAAATATTTTATATAAAGATGATTTAACTAGTGTAGAATTAAAACAAAGTATTGATATATTAAATAATTATAATATAAATGTTAACATTATTAATCATATTATTTCTAACTTACCAAATGTAGTTAAACGAACGCTTATGTTATTTGTAAATTCAATAAATAATTTTATTAAAAAACATAAATTGTCATATCATAAAATAAGTAAAACTAATCAAAAGAATAATGAAATAGTTCAAAGTATTATAGAATTTTTAAACTTTTATAAAAGTGAAGATTCTTTAATTAATAATAATGTTTATTTTATAGAACTATTGGAAGATACAAATAATGATTATGTAAATTCTATATATTCATATATTAATTCAATTGATTGCAAATTTAATTATGTTAATTCCTATATGTCAAATATCAATAATATTCTAGATGATGCAGTATATGGTCACAATGAAGCAAAAAGACAAATAGAGAGAATTATAGGACAATGGGTTAATGGTAAACAGAGTGGTTATTGTTTTGGTTTTGAAGGTCCACCGGGTGTTGGAAAAACTTCTTTGGCTAAAAAAGGAATTGCTAAGTGTTTGCTAGATGAAAATAATGTGGCTAGACCTTTTTCATTTATAGCTATTGGTGGTTCATCAAATGGTAGTATTTTAGATGGACATAATTATACTTATGTAGGGTCTAATTGGGGGCGTATTGTAGATATTTTAATGGAAAAAAAATGTATGAACCCGATTATATTTATTGATGAATTAGATAAGATAAGTAATACTGAACAAGGTAAAGAAATTATAGGTATTCTTACTCATTTGGTCGATACCACACAAAACAATTGTTTTCAGGATAAATATTTTAATGGTATCGATTTAGATTTATCAAAAGTTCTGTTTATTTTCTCTTATAATGATGTTTCATTAGTAGATCGTATATTATTAGATAGAATACATAGAATTAAATTTAATTATTTAACTATTGATGATAAAGTTGTAATCACTAATAAGTTTATTTTAAAAGAAATTTATGAAAATATGGGATTAGTTGACGTAATTAATATTGAAAATGATGTTATTGAATATATAATTGAAGAATATACCAATGAACCGGGTGTTAGAAAATTAAAAGAATTATTATTTGAAATTGTTGGAGAGATTAATCTAAATATATTAAATGAATATTATAAAACATCTTTACCTATTAATGTTACTATTAATGATATTAAAAATAAATATTTGGCAGATAAAGAATCTGTTAAAAGAAAACATATAGTAAACGAAAGTAAGATTGGATTAATAAATGGATTATGGGCTAATTCTTTGGGTAATGGTGGAATTGTTTGTATTGAATGTAATTATTTTCCTTCGAATACATTTTTAGATTTAAAATTAACAGGAATGCAAGGAGATGTTATGAAGGAAAGTATGAATGTAGCAAAATCATTGGCATGGGATTTATTAACTGACGAAGAGAAGGAATTTGTGAGTAATAAATTAAATAAGAGTAATGGTATTCATATTCATTTACCAGAAGGAGCGACTCCTAAGGATGGTCCTTCTGCAGGAACAGCAATAACAATTGCTATATATAGCTTATTTACAGGACGAAAAATTAAGAATACGTATGCTATAACTGGTGAAATATGTTTACAGGGTAATATAACAGAAATCGGTGGTTTAGAAGTTAAATTACTTGGAGGTATTAAATCGGGTGTAACAACATTCATATATCCGAAAGATAATCACAAAGATTACTTAAAATTCATAAAAAAATATAGTAAATATTCTTATATAAATTATATTGGAGTTGATAATATAAATAGTGTATTAGATATCATATTTGATTAATTATCAATAATATATTTATAGTATATATATGGCTATTCAATTAACTTTTTCTAATATGTTACAACTTACTTCAACGTTATCGCCTATATTAATTACTTTCTTTTTAGTTATGTTATCACTATTTAATCTTAATATGAAAGGTATTGTATATTTAGCTGGTGTTTTATTAGCGTCTGTCATTAATTATATGTTAATGCCTCTATTTAGTACCAGTAAAGATGGTATAAATATTCCTCCGGCAATGTGTAATTTAATAGAATTGCCTTTTTGGACACAATATACAAGTCCATCGCCTAGTAGTTTATATCTAAGTTTTACATTAATATACTTATTTTTACCTATGTTTTACAGTAACCAAATCAATACTTACTTATTAACAACTTTAATATTACTAATTGGTATTGATATGATAACAAAAATTAAAAATAATTGCACTGATACAATGGGTGCTTTTGTAGGATTAATATTTGGTGTGTTTTTAGGAACACTATGGTATACATTACTAAGTGTTAATAATCTAGAAAAATTATTATTTTTTGATGAATTTGACAGCAATCGTCCTCAATGTAGTGTGCCTAGTAAACAAAAATTTAAATGTCGAAATACTAGATCAGGTGAAATTATAACGACCGTTGATAATTTATAGATTATAATTGTTTATGTTATTATTCATATAAATTATAAAATTTTTGAGAAATAATTTCCTATGATATGATTGTAATAATGATTTTTCATTGTAATTTTGATTTTGCATTACTTGTATAAAATGTTTAACTACTTCTTTTGTTATTGAACGTGAATATAATTCATTGTTTTCTTCCAATGTAAAATCAGGATTATTTAATTTACGATTAACAATATTATGAAACTGTAATAAAAATAATATTAATTGTTGCTTATTATTAATATTTTTAATATTACTTTTTGATAATATATTTACTGCGTGATTTCTGCAATCAATACATGGTAAATTTTCACATATTTGTAGTATTTGTTGAATTAACCCATTCACGTCTTTATCTTCTTTTAATTTATACGCTAAAGTGTGCATTACATACCATGTTGCATTACCCCATATCTTTTTAGAAGTCATTAATATATATAAAGAGATAAATATCCATAATATAATGAAATATATTATAGAAGATAATATAAATTTTTTTGATGAATTAAATAATGACGATTGTGATTCAAACAATACATGTCTAATTGAAAATAAACCACTTGTTGATAATTTTATAACACTTACATGTGGTCACAAATTCAACTATTTACCTATTTACAATGAAATCATAAAGCAAAAAACTAAATATAATCCAAATGAAACTACCAAATTAAAAATATATCAGATCAAATGTCCTTATTGTAGACAAATAACTAACAATTTATTGCCCTATATACCATGCATAAAAGAGACTACAAAGGTAACAGGGGTTAATACACCTAGTATACATTGCTTAAAACATAAACAATGTAGTTGGATTTATAAATCTGGAAAAAATAAAGGAATCTGTTGTAATTCAAATGGTTTTACTAGTAGTCATGGAAATTTATGTATTAAACATTGGGATATTAAAAATAAAAAGATTTGTGAAAATCATATAATTGATTGGACAAATGAAATGAATATCTTATATGAAAACAATACTGTTAAGGACCTAAAAAAACTATTGAAAGATAAAGGACTTACTGTTAGTGGTAAGAAAAAGGATTTAGTTATTAGATATGTTAAAAATATGTAAAATATGCACGTTTTTTTTTTCATTTTTAAATCGATTTTTCAAAAAAGGACAAAAAAAAAATGTCCAAAATGGATTTTTTGATTTTAAAATGAAAAAAAAAACGTGCAAAAATGACATGTGACTTATATGTAGGGAAAAGGTAAAATATTTAAAAAAATCTTATGTAGGGTTAAAAATATCGCTTTAAAAAAGGAACTAAAATTGTTGATTTTAAAGGATTTAAGCATATTTTTATGAGCATTATACAACAAATATGCTCAAAAAAATATGCTCGGAAAATGTCAGTAAGGAGAAAAAACTATTTTATTGTGAAAAATGCGACTATTCGTGTGACAAATTATTTTTGTATAAACAACATTGTTCTACAAAAAAACACCAAAATGGGAAATGCTCAAAAATGCTCAAAAAATATGCTCAAATCTATAAATGTGAATGTGGAAAGGAATATAAGCATATACAAAGCTTTAATCGTCATGAAAAATCTTGTAACTTTAAAAATAGCGATAAAGAGAAACAGGAATTGAGAACAATGATTTCCACATTAGTATCACAAAATCAAAATATGTTATTGGAAAATCAAGAAATGAGAGAATTAGTAAAAGATATGATACCGAAAATAGGAAATACAACTATAAATAATAAATTTAATTTGAATCTTTTTTTAAATGAGGAATGTAAAGATGCTATTAATTTAACAGATTTTATAACTAATTTAAAATTGGAACTGAATGATTTAGATAATACTAGACAAAATGGATATATAACAGGAATTAGTAATATTTTTGTTCGCGAATTAAAACAACTAGATTTGCATAAAAGACCGATACATTGTAGTGATATAAAGCGAGAGATTTTATATGTTAAAGATAATAACATTTGGGAAAAAGATAATGACGAAAATACAATTATGAAAGGAGCGATTAATTCTTTAGCTAAACGTCAAATAGATAAAATAAAAGAATGGGAATTAGCTAATCCATCGTGGAATAAGACAGAGGAAGGAACTAATAATTATATAAAGATGGTTAAAAGCATAACTGAATGTAATGATGAAAAAGTAGACAATAAGATAATTAAAAGTATTGCAAAAGAAGTGATTATTGATAAATAATATAAAAAAACTTAATTTTATATTATAATGGCTACGAAAGAAGAATTGTTAATGTCTGTAAAGGAATGGATAAAGGCAGATAATGAAATAAAGTTACTACAGGCTGAAATTAAAAAACGAAGAATACAGAAAAATATGTTATCAGAAACTTTAGTTGAAGTAATGAAGAATAATGAAATTGATTGTTTTGATTTAAGTGAAGGTAAAATAATGTATACAAGTAACAAAGTAAGGGCACCATTGAGTAAAAAATATTTACTTGAAAGTCTATCAAAGTATTTTGGAGATGATCCAAATATAGATTCAAATGATGTTGCTGAGTTTGTATTAGATAATAGAGAGGTCAAAATAAAAGAAGGTATACGACATAAACCACAGAAATAAATATAATAATTTTATATATGACAAACGTATCTTATAAAGGAAAGGAAATCTTAAAAGGTAATGAACCTGATGTTAATAAAGATGATATATTAAGTATATGTTTATATGTTATAAATGAAGCAAAAGATTCATTCTTGGAATTTTTATTATATAAAGAAAAAGATAGTTTAGAGTTATTAAAATTTAAATATGAAGGAACTGTTCCAAGTAAAGAGGGTAATGTAATATTAAATAGTATATTCAATGAATTTGATGAAGAAATAAAGTATGTTGGTCATATGAATAATATATTATTTTATGAAATGTATGTTGATTATGGATATATCAGTTATAAAAGACTAAAGGATAAATATTGGTTAGTATTGGTTGATGAAATTGTTAATAAAAAAAAAACATTAAATTTTGATATTAGTAAAACTGTAATAAATATATTTTTAAGAAATAAAAACTTGTTATTTTTAATAGACAAAAACAATAAAATATTAGCATCACCAGTTGTCGTATATTATGGGAATGATTACAATAAAATATTATCAGTATCTGTATTTGGTGTTCCGAAGGGAGATGTTAAAGCGTCACATGGACCATTTTACTATTATTCAGGTTTTGATACTGCTTTAAGATATGCTATTTGGACTTATGATTATAAACCATATAGTATTAATGATAAACTTATTGCTGATAAAAAGGGTAAGTATAATAAAGGTGGAATTGTAAAATTTGCAATTTTTCCAGAAAGATGTAATATTAGTAATAATATTGATAAAACTGAATGGGTGAATGATTATGATAGTATTATTTATTACAAGAAAGATAAAATTAATTACACCCTGAATAAATATAGAAAACAATTACCATTATCCTATTATAGTATTAATACTAACGCCGTTACTTCGATGAATGATTTGTATAAAATAAAAATAGAATAATATTATATCAATATATAATGTATCAATTATTTAGAATAATGATAGCAATAGCAATTATAATATTTTTTTCATATTTAATAATATTTGCTTTTAATTTTTTAAATATAGGTTTTGATGTATATGGTAGTTATTTAATATGGTTTATTGCATTAATTTCATTTTGGGCTATGTTACCTGAGCAAACGGGTGAAATATTTTTTAATTTTTAGAAAATTAATATATTTATATTATAATTTTAAATATATTAAGCGTTATCATCACCTAATGGGTTTGTATTTTCATCAGTTTCTTTATCTTCTTTTTCTTCTTTTTCTTTTAAAATACTTTCGATTAATTCGATACTTCCTTTGTTATCCATTTCGCTCATAACTTCCTCCGGAGTTGGATATCTATTTTTAATTTCTTTGAAATTGGTAATTATACCTTCTACCACATCTTTTCTTTTTCTTGAATCGAGATTTTTTGCAATACCTGTGAAAAAAGCAGCGGTAGCAGTATCTAAGATAGCTTCTTTTTCCTTAAAAACACTATGTTTTGTTGTTTCTAAAGCACCACATATTTCTGGTTTTTTGAGGTCAGGATCGTAATTAGCACTATTTTCATCACAGAATTCTTTCTTAAATCTCTGTATTACTTTTTCAGTTATGGGGGGGCTAATTTCCATAAGTCTGTCGAATTCTTCTTTCTGTGTTTTTATTAACTGTTTTACGTTTGTGCGTTCTTTTGGATCTTTTGCTAATTCTACTTTAATATTACGATAGAATTTGCCCCAAGATATACTACATGCGCGATGTGCTTCGTTATATTCGCTTATTTTTAAAAATTGTTGAACTGTTGTTAGAATACCGGCTAAAATATTCACCGAACCAACAACAGATGAAAAAGCTGGTCTTACGCTTTCTGGAAATCTGTCTTGGGCGAAATTTGCTGTTCCTGTTAGTGTACTCATAACAATAACAGGTATTGTAAACCATGTATTGGCTCTTGAATAGTCAATATGTGATTTGGCATGTAACCACCTATAACATGTTGCTTTGTCAGCCCATTCGACTAATATATTCTCGTGATGTTCTGTCCATACAGCATTATCATCTATATCTGCAATAGAAATAGTTTCTTCATTTTGTGTTGTTTTTGTCTCCTCTGCCATTATATATTAGATGTATAAAAATTTCTTATTATATATTAATGAAGGATACGCTACAACTGAAACATAATTTTGAAAATATTAAAAAATTACGCAGTGATATTTTAAATATTTTTGAAACAACTAACTCAAAAATCGATATTTTAAAAAAAGTGTATATGGATATGATTAAAGCACACTCTAAATCAGAATATATGTTTGGTATTGATGCTTTTCATTTTCAAAACGAACTATTAGATATAGAATATAATAATATGAAAAATGCGTTTAAAAAAATAGATAATCGTATGTATTGTGAATATTATCAATTATATGTATTAATTCGTAAATATATTGAAGAAGAGATTAAAAACGAATCACTAAGAAGTAAAGTTTTAATAAATAAACGATTTCCTGTATATAAAGTATTAGATACCACTAAAATTTATAGATTTTCTCTTGTAATTGAATTACATGATTATATTACTAATACTATTGTTGAATTAGAATCATATCGGATAGCTAAAGATTCTGAATTAGAAAATGATAATCAACAATCTAAACAAGGACTGAATATTGGTAATTTAGTTAATTCATATAGATATTCAAATGCACTTTTGTCTGAAAAAATAAAAATGTTTGTGAGATATTTGAAAGTTTTTCATGAACATCACAAAAACTATTTTACTAGATTATCTATAAAGGCAAAACTCAATATAGGTATTATTAATGAAGATATAATGATTAAACAATTAAATTCAAATGGTGTTGTAGAAGAAAAAACAAACAAACGCAATTTGAGTGATGAAGAAAGTATTTTAAAATATGTGGGTAGTACAGATACAAACAATGTTCTTAAAGGTGAATTAAATAAAATAATTTCGAACATTAACTCTGATGAAGAAACGAATATATCACCAAGAAGCACTAAATCAGATAATTCCACAATTAGTTCAACAGAATCTGATTACTCAAATGATATTACAAAAACACCATGTAGTTCACCAGTTATTAATAATGAAGAGTTATCAGAAAATATAATATTAGAATCAGTAACAAACCCACCATTGACACAAGAATCTCATCCCGAACTTAAGTCAAAATCACTATCAAAGCCAGAACCAGAACCAGAGCCTGAGCCAGAACCTGAGCCAGAACCGGAGCCAGAACCGGAGCCAGAGCCAGAGCCAGAGCCAGAGCCAGAGCCAGAGCCAGAGCCAGAGCCAGAACCAGAGCCAGAACCAGAGCCAGAACCAGAGCCAGAACCAGAGCCAGAACCAGAGCCAGAGCCAGAGCCAGAACCAGAACCAGAGCCTGAGCCAGAACCAGAGCCAGAGCCAGAGCCTGAGCCAGAACCAGAACCAGAGCCAGAACCAGAGCCAGAACCAGAGCCAGAACCAGAGCCTGAGTCTGAGCCAGAACCAGAGCCTGAGCCAGAACCAGAGACTAAGTCAGAGCCAGAACCAGAGACTAAGTCAGAACAAATTATATTAGACGAACACGAACCATTAGATAATGGTGTAGGACTTGAAACCGTAATTGAATGTGATAATGAAACAGATTCAGATTCGGATAAAAAAACACCAAATCCTGACCCCAATGAAATATTGGATATATTAGAATCGCGTTCTATAAAAATAAAAGTAACAGATTCATCGAATAATTTGGTAAGAACATATCCTGATTGTCTTTAATATATTTAATTTAATAAATTATAAAATTGAATATAAAATAATCATTATATTGTAATATAAATGGAAAAACGTATTAAAGCAAAGATTGATCAACATCAATTAGAATTTAAAAACAATATTAAAGAATGGGTTAATACTAATCGCTTGTTTATTAATTCTGAAATGGAAAGTAATTTCTTAAAATATATTTATGATTATGATAATTTGACTATTACACAGACAGATTTACAGAAACGTAAAAGAAGTAAGAATATAATCCCACAGTATGATCGTTGTAACGCATGTCGAGCAAATGGCGAACAATGTACTAGAAGAAAGAAAGATAATGAATTGTATTGTGGAACTCACATAAAGGGGACACCGAATGGTGTGATTAATTCACAAAAAAAAACACAATCTACAACAAGTAAGAAAATAACAGTATGGTATGAAGATATTATGGGTATTCAATATTATATTGATGATAATAATAATGTATATAAACCAGAAGACATAATGAGTAATAAAGAAAAACCGGATATTATTGGTAAATGGGTTAAAAAGGAAAATGGGGAGTATAGTATTCCAAATTTAGGTATTAATATGTAACTTTTAATATTTTATTAAATTAATGAATAAAAACGAAAAGATAGTAGAAATCTTAAATAAATGTTCAATTAATATAACAAATATAGATAATTTGGATGGTGTGTTGATAGAACGTGATTTATTACTTAATAACGAGAGATATAATGAAATTCAGAAATATATTCCTGAATTAAAGAAAGTTTTTTCATCTTCTTGTATGACTGCTTTACAGTCAAATGCAATCAGTAATCAAAAATGGCCTTTAATAAATTTTGTTCGTCAAATATTAAAAAATATTAATTATAAATTAACACCAATCAGAAAATGTGATGGATATACTAAGGACAATAAAAAAAAATATAAAAGATTTTTTTTAATTGAAAAATATAAAATTATAGATAAATTATCGGAGAGTTAAAAATCATCTATATATTCATCATCTCCAATGTCATATTTATATTTTTCTAAGAAATACCAAACTTTATTAGGATGAAAAATTTTTTGCATTAATTCTTCTTTGTATGGTTCGATATATGTATTGAGAGTATGATAATCTATTTCGAATATTACAGGGTTTTCACTAATCCAATACCAATTTATTTTGTCTATGTTATCTTGAATAATATCAGAAGCATTTTCATTTATTGTTAACAAATCCCAATTAATAAATTGTGGGTATTTTTTAAGTAAATCGATTGCATTTGGATTAGTAGAAAGTCTGTCCCATGATATTTTATCAATATTTTTTTCAAGCAATTTGATAGCGTTTTTATTTCCTGATAAAAACCCCCAATCTATTTTGTCTGGGTATTTTTCTAATATATGAATTCCATTAGGGTTTGTAGATAGTGAAGGCCAATGGATTTTATCAATATTTTGTTGCAGAAGATGAATTGCATTAGGATTTTCTGATAGCCAGAACCAATCTATTTTATCTAGGTTTTTTTCAAGAAGTGTAATAGCATTTGGATTATTTGATAATTCAACCCAATTTATTTTATCTACATTTTCCTCAAGTATATTAATTGCGTTTGGGTTATTTGACAATAAATCCCAATTAACTTTATCAAGATTATTTTCTATTATATGAATGGCGTTATGATTTTTTGAAATTTCATCCCAGTATATTTTTTTTGGATATTTTTCCAATATATGTATAGCATTTGGATTATTTGATAAAAATTCCCATTCTATTTGGTCTACATATTTGGAAAGTATATATGAGCCATTAGGATTTTTAGATAGACCGTTTAGTTTGTCATAGTTGTAAACTTTATCATCTAGTTTATTTAAAATATAATGAATAGCCTTAGGATTTAATGAAAGTAAATTTTTATTTAACTTACTTTCATCTACCCATGATTTTAATTTATAAGGTGTGTAATCCATTAATATTTAACTAAAATTTTATATTGAAACTTTCAATTTTATATTTAAATGTTAGTAACCCTCTATATATTCTTCATCACCAATATCATAGTTATAATTAGTTAAATAATATTCTAATTTTTCTGGATGGAAACATTTCATCATTAGTTCTTCGGTAAATGGTTGTATTCTTTTTTTTAAGGCATCATAATCTATTTCAAATATAGATGGGTTACTAGAGAGATTAAACCAATTTATATGTTCTATATTTTGTTTCAATATATGTATAGCATTGGTATTTAATGACAATCCATTCCAGTTGATTTTATCGTTATTTTTTTCTAGTAAACAAATTGCATTTGGGTTTCTAGATAATGTATTCCAATCAATATAATTATTATTTTTTTGTAAAATATCAATACAGTTTTTATTTTTACATAAAAAAGAGTAAACATATTTTAAGTTCCATGAACCATCAAGACCTATATATGGGTTGTGATTAATAATGTCTTTAAATAAATGAATAGCATTTGGATTTTGAAGAATTAAATACCAGTCTATTTTAGTATGGTTTTTTTCTAATAAATCAATTGCATTGGGATTAAGTGATAAATACGACCAATTTATTTTTTTAATATTTTTTTTTAGTATATGTATTGCATTGGAATTTGATGATAACATATTCCAATCTATTTTTGATAGATTTTTTTCTATAATATTAATAGCATTTGGATTTGAAGATATTAATCTCCAATCTATTTTATTCATATTATTTTCTAATAAATAGATTGCATTAGGATTTATTGATAAATTCGACCAATTAATTTTATTTTTATATTTTTCCAATAAATGTATAGCATTCGGATTTATTGATAAATTAGTCCAATTAATTTTATCTAAATTTTTTTCTAATAAAAAAATAGCATTTTTATTTAATGATAATTCATTCCAGTTTAATTTATCATATAATATCCAATTTTGTAACTTGTAAAATAACATATATTAATAATATATATCATTTTATCTTGTAATTATAAAAATTACACTAATTACTATATTATAAATTATTTCATTAATTTTACTGAAAACACCAGTAATATTAGTAGATTTTTTTGTTTCTTCTTCAATAGTTTCTAAATTATTATCATTAATATTTAATACAGTATCAGGATAAAAGGAAGGTTGGGAGTCAGTTCTTTTAATTTTATTATAACCTTGAATATTTGACCACAGTAGTGGTGACATTAAATATGGATCAACTAATTTTAGTTTATTATACCTTTCTTTAGAACAATGTTTAGAACATACGTTAGCGTCACCGCATCTATATAGTGTATTATTATTAGTAAAAGCATTGATGTATTTATTACATTCAATACAGGTATTGTTGTTCATTATTATATTGTAAATATTTCTTTTTAATAAGGTGTAGACAATATATTGGTTTTATCTAATATTAAAACTATATGTAGATTCATTTCAATTTTTTCTTACATATATCATATACCATCTCCCCCAGAACACCTGCACCCCATACAACAAAAAAAAATTGAAATCCAAAACAAATAACAATGTAAAGCATCAAAGCAAAAATAAAGCATGTCAGCCACAACAATGA